AGCGCACCTCCATACATGATAGATACACTATATCCTATACAAATTTAGATGTCAACAATCAAATCAAAACGAACTCCATGTTGCCTTTCCGCAGATGCCGTCAGCAGCTAATCCATGTGCTTTCTGCCATTCTACCAACTTAGCTTTTGTACCAGTGCCAAAGATGCCATCTACCTTTAAGCCTAAATGCCGCTGTAACACGGTTACAGCATAAGACACGCCGCCAGTGCAGTCCTTAGAGCCCTGACGAATCGTTGGCATGATTTTACTCACGACCTGATATGCAGTACCACTTTTACTGACCCAACGGCTATAAGTCTCACGCACATCAACATGAACAAAGCCGCCTGTCACCTGTGCTCGACTATAATAGCCAATGCCGCCATGTTTCTGGAAGTAGGGAAGGGAGGCCACGTACAGTGCAATACGAATTGGGTCAACACCATTGATGTGAATATCCGCTGCTGTGCCCAGACAATGCTGACTGCGAGAACTGCCCCCGATTGAAATGTTATATGCAGGAGTACGGTAGGCAGAGCTGATTAGAACCGGCTTTCCAAAGTGGTCACGAATCTGCTGCAGAGTCTCTACCAGCTCAGTTGCCACCTTGAACTCATCGCTCCGGTCATTGCAAGCAAATTCATAGGCGCAGAAGTTCTTGGACAGCTTCTTGTTCCAGTCCTTCTTCATAGAATATGTAATAATGCTCATAGAGCCACACCTTCAATCCTTCTTAAGTTCTGCATTGATTTTCTCGTTCTGGATATCCATCTCCTTGACTGCGGCCTCAATCATCATCTCGATAGTAGGAGTAACCTTGATATTCATCTTCTCCAATGCGGCAATAACATACTTCTTCTTGTCGGCTTTCTGGATTGCGCCAGTAACGCCCAGCTTCTCAGCGGCACGCACAGCCATCTGAACAATCTTGTACATACCGATCTGCTTCAGGTAGGGGATGCCATAGGTCATAAATGCAGTGCCAGCAACAGTGACAACCAGCTTCGCAATAACAGAGACGATTTCATTAACAATACTTGCCATAGTAGTACCTCCTGTTTGAATAAAAAAAATAAAGCCCAGCACACATGTGCCGAGCTATGTATTAAATGTCTTTTAAATTTTGTCCGTCAATTAGGTAGCTTTCAAGAGCAGCCTTAGCTTCCTTCATGGGGTCGATAGCATTACCATCAATGCCGTGACTGAGTAGAGCCAGTAGGGCTTTCATCATCACATTGATACCATGTTCACTCTTATTCACACGCTGTTCCACGCCAGCGATTTTTCGTCCATGGTCTTCAACTACGATATCCTGTTCCTTCTGATGCTCTTCAAGTGACAAAAGCTTGGAACGATATAAATCCAAAACCTCTTTATCATTCTTGAGCTTGCGGTCGATATCTTCCAGATGTTTGTCGTGTTCAGTAAGCTTCAAGTTCTGTTTCGTGTCAGGTTCTTTTGCCTTCTTGATTGCATTTACAATAACGACAACAGCAGCTGAAATAGCCGTAATGCCACCAGCAATACTTAGAATCATTTGCCAAAGCTGTTCTATTGTAAAGCTGATAACACCCGGAGCATGAGTTGGTGCGGCAGTCAACAAACCAATCATTTCATCACCTCGATTCTGGTTGACAAAAAATTCACACTATGATAGAATGGGCGTGTCAAAGATTCGTCGAGCGAATTTGTGACGTCCTATCTTTGTATAGGTGTGTGGCGGGAGAGCTCTGGGTGTAACAGCCCGGGGCTCTTTCTGTTTTTACATATACTTTTAGTTTGTTTACTGCTTCGGTTTACATACCTTACGCCAGTGATAGTGCGGCTTGTCCTCGTGGAACATGATATAGCGCATCCAGTCGTCTACATAAATGCACAACAAGGCAAGGAAAAACCATAGTACAGTAAATGGCAGACAGATTTGACCCAGCAGATTAAAGGGCAGGGAAGAGTAGTCCCAAATATGTAACCCCAGCATCAGGTTCAGTGGAATGCCGACAACAAGCTCCATACCAGTCACAAATAACGCACCGACAAGACCCTGTTCCCACATGGGCATTTCCCACGGAATATAATTATTCAACCCGCCGATGACCACATAACAGATACCGCCCACAACAGCCATAGTCCAGTGTGAGTGACCTCGCCATAAAATCTCGATGCAATAATAAAGCGCCCCTCCTATCAAAAAGAGAAGCGCACATTTCGATAATTCTTTATACTTCTTTACGATTTTGTTCATTCAGTGACCTCCTTCAACCCAACGGTTTCCAGATATTGCTTCAGAACAGGGTCGTAGTTGATTTCGACTGCATCCAGCTCTTCCATTGTGGTACAAGCTTTAATGTCGAGCTCTAATTCTTGTTGATGAGACACAAACGGTTGTACATATGTACCAATCGCCAAAGCCAGTGCGGCAAGGTCATCATACTTCCATACGGTGCATTCATCGCCAGTGGTATTCCATTTTAAAGTAAAAGACTGTCCATTTGATACAGCAAGCTGATATAGAGATAGATTAGAAGTCAGCAGAGCCTGTTTTTCACTAGTAACACTATAATACTTGCCGTCCGTCCATTGAAGCGGGTGAGAGGCAAGATGTTCAGAGAGAACTGTTTTAGACTCTGAAATTTTGAATTTCTTAGCGCCATCAAGCATAGTATCTTCGGATGGAACGTTTTTTCCTTCAATCACTTCATATCGATCTTCTTTATCGTCTATTTCCCAATACTTATCACCAGCTGCAACTTGACTATTATGAGTACTTACAATTTGCGCCATAGTAGAATAAGCGTCACATTCTTCTTGTGTAACAATCGGTTTCGCCACATAATAGCCAACAATAATATTCTTTTCTTTCAATTAACACACCTTCACCTTCTTTTTAACTCAGTTATTTCCAATTTCCGATTGCAATCCAATGAAATAATACAGCAAAACCACTTTGGTTTGGATTAAATCCTGTTGTTGTTCTACCTCCTGCCACATACCATGCATTTTTTAGTGTATCAGAACCGCCTACCACAACTGCATAGTTATCGTTTGCAAATGGTAGTTTGAAAACTACTCCACTACTTTTACTTGAATTGCCAAAACAAATCTGCAATCCATTATAAAAACGCACACATGATCCGTTGTTGCTACTTAAATCAAAAATACATGTCGATACACCATTCAATCCTGTTGTAGCCGATCCAGCACTCGTAGCATACTTCACGCTCTTATCTTTGTCCGCAGTGTTGTCCACGTTGCCCAGTCCAACCTCAGCCTTGGTATAGCTTGGTTTTGTAGCTGCTTTAGCCCATGCAGATACATCACTTGCAGGCATAGAAGTTGGGAAATCTGTTATTTGGGACTTTGTATGCTTATGTGAAGCAGGTGCTTTACCATCAACTAATGTTTTCAAAGCTTTACCTTGTGCGGCACTAAGGCTTTGATCTGTACTATCACTTGTCAAATTATTCTGGATTCCGCGCCATGTGTTTGTATCAGTAAACTTAGCATCCGCTGGGACACTCTTAGCGATTGTGTATCCAATTGCAACGGGCTTACCACCAGAGAAGTAGACGGGTTGATTATTAGAGCCAGCATTAGAGGAAAGCTTTGTAGCTGTTGTAGCGTTTGTTGCATTCGTTGCGTTCGTGGCATTTGTAGCGTTCGTGGCATTGCCCGCCCTATTAGCGTAATTAACAGACTGACTGCCGATAGTAGCACTTGTAATGATAGTACCGGCTTGAGCGGGGAGATAGACTTGTTCAGTGCTGTTATTGCCAGCATTATAGTTCGCGTCAGTAGAATAATTGAAGATCAGACTCTCATTGCCGCCAAGGTTACCCATAGTCCAGTAACCGTTCTTTGTCGCCATAGCAGCAACGGCACCATAAGAACTATCACCCGCATAGCTACTTTTTATTGCAGCGCGGTCTCTATCACCAATCCAAGACCCGCCAGTGGATTTTGTAATTTGACCACTCATCGTGCCACCGATAAGAGGCAGATAATTCCCCAATCCAATCCAACTCTTCAGAACATCCTTAGACACATCTTTGATTTTTGTACCATTGTCTGCATAGCCTGCAATATAATTTAAATTTTCTGTAGTCAGCCCAGCGCCAGCGAAACCAATCTTGATAGTTCTATTAGCGTCGTTGTAGTCTTTTACACCGTTGGAAGTTGTCGCGCTATCAGCAGTACCGGAACTTGTGGCGTACTTGACCGATTTGTTTGCGTCGGCCGTGTTATCCACATTGCTAAGACCTACTTGTGCTTTTGTATGAGTATGTGAAGCTTTTGCAAAAGTTCCTGTTGACATCGCCTTTATCTTCTTGCCATCGGACGACCAAGCTGCGAGCCATGAACTACTGTTTAAATCAACAGAACCGCTCCATTCGGGTGCCACTCCATTTGCACTTCCTGCATTCGTTGCATAATCAGCTGAGCTTGCATGGTCGGCATTTGGGTGGTAGTTTTCAGTATAAAGTCGATTCCATCCATTCCATTCCGTTGAGCCATTTCTCCAATAAACGCCGGTGTTGTTGAATGCTAATTCGTGTGAATTACCACCAGACGAATCATTCCATCCACGAAGACCTAATAGGTACGAATATGTATCAGAAGACGGAGAGTTGATTTTGCTATTATCTTTTAATCCTTGGAAAATGAACGTATTTCTATAATCATTCGGCGTTGTGTTAGTATTTCGGTTGTCTGCTACCGTTGTGATACTATAATGAGAATGATTTGAATTTGCTTTTCCGCTTAATTTCGAGTCGATCTCACTTTCCGTGTAATAACGATCATCGTGGGTATGCCCAGTATTTGATTTACCATCAAGTTTAGCATTCATTTCCGTCTCAGTGTAATAGCGATCGTCGTGAGTATGTCCACTCGCAGCATAACTGCCTTTAGGCTGATATACGCCATCTGTCTTGCCTTTGATGTAGTTCCATATTGAACTCATAGGACGACGTACATATTGATTTTTGTTGGCTGCTGCTGCTGTTGTGTGATTTGCCCATTGTGTAATAATCAAATCATCGTCTACAGGAGCAGCCGTCCCTGAGTTGAGCTTATTGATCAAATCGTTTGCGCCTGCCTGTGTATTATCTGCTTTCCCGCTAAGCTTGCCATCCATCTCGGACTCAGTATAGTATCTATCATCGTGGCTGTGACTTTTCGGAGCGAACTTTTCTTTCAGCTTGCCCCACAGATACTGTAAGCCAGCATAATCTAAATATCCCATAATCGACCTCCTGTTTCAGTAAAAACTGAAATCAGCTTGCCAAAACATTGTCGATTTCAGTATTTGTAATCTTTGTAATAGTAAAAATTTCGCCAAGTGCGTCCCATGCAGAACCATTCCATGCATAGTTCATACCATTGCCAACGTCATACACGTCACCAATGGTCTGACCGCTCGTTGGCAGCTTGTCCGTAGAAGCGACGGAGCCCTTATAACGATACATTGCGGTAATATCACTCTTGAGTGCATAAGTGCTTGCCGCGCCAAATCCATCTAGCTTTTGTTTATCGGCAGTACTCATCAGGCCGTGGACGCTCTGTGTTGCGTCATTGTATGTTGTATTGGTTGGAGTAGCCCAAATACCATCGCCACGCAGATATTGACCCTGCTTGCCAGCTGCCGGAGCGGGAACCAGACCAGAACCACCCGCAGCCGAAGCAGTAGCAGCCTTAAAATCAGAATAGGTGGTATTATAGTCGGGTCCCCAAGTAGCAGAACCATCACCACTCCATCTTAGAATTTGACCAGACTGACCGCCAGCCGGAATATGTTTATTACCAGCAGAAGTCGGGTGTGAATAGTTGTTTGCGTTTGCGGCAATACCATCCAACTTTGCTTTATCTCCGGCGCTCATCAAGCCAGCAGATCCAGAGGTTGCGTTGTTATAGGTTGTATTTAATGGGGTTGCCCATGTACCATCGCCCTTCAAAAACTGACCAGCATTATTAGCTGCAGGGGCGGGGACAAGACCTGAGCCACCGGCTGCGGCACTGGTTGCACCCTTAAATGCGCTATAAGTTGTGTTGTTATCAGCGCCCCACTGTGCCTCGCCATCCTTACTCCAACGCAGAATCTGACCAGCAGAACCACCAGACGGAATATGCTTATTGCCAGAACTTGTCGGGTGAGAATAATTGTTTGCACCATTCGCAATGCCATCTAATTTAGCTTTATAAGCAGCACTAAAGTCGTTTGTAGAAAGACCTTTACCATCAACTTTATCAACTTTGTCTGCCAGCTTTGCTTTAATTTTCTGCCAGAAATAAAGCAGGCCATCATAATCTAACCAAGCCATAAATTTCCTCCTTTTTCAATTGTGTTTATACCTAGATAAATGTGTAAAATTATACACGCTATTCTAGCCAGTAAATTTTATTGAATCTCCAAAGTAATCTGCATTTTCGTGCATTTACTTTCTTACAATGTTTATTTTTTGATTGAAAATTCAAAGCCAATTGTTCTGGATATAAAGCAGTAACGTATCCTGTATGGATTTCTCCATTTCTATATGTATAGGAAACTAAATCTCTATGCCTAATTCCTAACACATTATCAGTTTTAGCTTTCGATTTCCTTCTCATAGGTCTGATAATCCATTCTTTCACATCACAAGTATCAGGAATACAATTTGTAATACATATGGCATCATTACTGTGGGATTTTTCTATATTCCAATCAATTCTTTTGTCTGCAGTTTCACCACCGTTAGTCAGATGTAATGGTCCCAATTCGGATATTTTTCTCCGCAGGTAGCTTTTACCTTGCATAACATGCATAGCGTAATCAAATCGTTTGGGTTTGGAACCAATGATTTTGAAATATCTGTCTTCAAATTCCCGTTCCCTGCCTTCTGTTTTCTGATGACAGCCGGAGCAAAGCGTAATCAGATTTCCAATGGTATCTGCTCCACCATACTTTCTTGCCCTAATATGGTGTACTTCTAATACACAATTGGATCTTCCACATTCCTGACATTTACAACCATCACGGATAATGGCAGCTTTTCTAAGATTTTCATCCAAACGGTTAGATTTCTGATACTGCCATTTGTTGGGTTTGTATCCATCAGTCATTGCGCGGATATCTATGCAAACATCTTCAAGGCAATATTCCTGAATATCAATCCACCTGTTGAGCTGATATAACACCCTTAAAATTGCATCTTTCTTCTGTTTAATGCTTGGAGCAAGCCTGCCACTTCTTTTGGAAGAATAACGGTTATCAAACCTCGCCTGTCTGTACCTTTTGTGGTAACGGTGATAACGTCTATATCCACGTCTTACATCCATGAGATGCTTTACATCCTGGCGTTGCTCAATCGTTCCTTTGAAAACCACTTTGTTTTTGGTAGGACATTTCTGAACAATGGCAAGACCAACATGGGCAGAACCGTCATCAATCCCAACGATCATCCGGCTTTCATCATATTTATCGTACTCAACTTCTTTTTCTAATTGAATCACCATGGGGTATCTGGATTTTATTTTTGCTCTGCCTTTTCTGACTAGATACCAGCCTTTATTCACTTTTGTCGGTGCTAATGGCCGACTATTTTTATCAACAACAAAACAATATGCAATTTCATTTTCCATCTCTGGATACCTTCCTTTCGGAGTAATTTTCGTCTTGCCAATGTTGAGGAGGGTATATGTGTTTCTCTGTTATCTGTGCGGGACATTAGCACAGTTTCTTGATTGGCACTCACAGAGCTTCAGACTGACGAGCCCATCCGAAGGTGTGTTTTTAACCTTTTCCCTAACGTAGTTCATATCTGCAACATATCTTTCGATAGTAGCAGTCACTAAGGCTTGAAACCTGTTGTTAAGCAAGTGCGAACAAGAAATGTGATTATACACTTGTCCACTTATTTACACTTATGTCTATGTATTAGACTGCTTAACAATTAGTCCTTTACATTGAAAGAATTTTATCTATGTCTGAATTAGTCAGCGCCTCCATGTACATAGATGGATCGCCAGTATTCACAACCAACTCGCCATTCTCATCTGTCATAACGGTGGTGATACCCGTGCCCTTGATGGATACAGAACTTTGTTTTGCACCATCCAGCGTAATTTTTGCTTTGCCATTAAGTGCGCTCTTATTTGCACCCAGTGAGAAATTGTTGTCGTTTAACAGTGTCCAGTTGCCACCCAAGTACGCATACAGCTTATCAGGTTTCAGATAATAGATTTTTTCGGCTAGAGGAGCCAATGGTAAGTCGCTCACAACCTCTAAATCGCTTCCGATTTTTACGTGAGCCGTAGCAGTGTCTCGATAGGCGTTTCCGGTGTCAAGGCAGACAATAAGCTGTCCGTCGATCACTGGAGTCTTGTCGAGTTGAGATTGTGCAATCTCTAAAAGTGATAATTTTGACATCATGAAACTCCTTTTCGATAAAAATAACCCCACACTCCATTACAGAGTGCAGGGATTTATGTTAGATTATTATGTCTCAGCGTTCGCGCCGGAATCATCAATAGCCTTCCAAGTCAAAGCCCCCTCGACACTCTTAACGCGATTATCCATAGCAGTATTCAAACCGTCTGCATAGGTTTTAGCAGTATCGCGAGCGGCATCCGCCTTTTTAGTAGCATCAGCAGCAGCGGCAGAAATTACTTCTGATTTCGCAGCGGTCAGCTCATCCTGAGACACCTTTGCATTCCAAGCCTTGCGCTCTTCGGCGGTAATGTGCACCACAGCATCCTTGGAATGACCGTCTAGCTGGTCTTGCACCTTCTTGATCTTTGCGTCAGTCTCAGCCTTGGTATAAGCATCAGGCACAGCTACATACAAGCCATCATCTTCAATTGTGATAGAGTTATTGGCTTTTGCAGATACGCGCACAGCGACACTGATTTTATTGTCGTCAGAAACGGTCACGGTTGCAGTAGAAGTTGCAACACCAACATAAATATCAATCAGAGAGCCAACAGGAATCTTAATTACATCACCACTAGTAATGGTCAGCTCAATATTTTTATCTTTTGTATTGTAAGTTCCGCTAGTAACAACTAAGTCCTTGCCAAGCGCAATCGTCAGAGTGTCGCCGCCAAATACAGGCAGCTTGATAGTGCGAGTTTCTGCATCATAAGTAGGCTCATGGATAACACCGGTCAGGGTGGTGGTAACAGGTTCGTCACCCTTTGCCACACTCAACACACCAGCATTATAGGTAACATCTGTAACGAACTTACCTTTAATACCTTCCACCGCTGCAACCTTGGCATTAACATAGTCAGCGACAGCCTTGGTGGTCGGAATATCGTCATTGGTAGCATCTGCAGGAATCTGAGTAACGGTTGTTTTGTTCAGCTGCACAAACTCCACACCATTCCAAATATGCATGGTATAGTCTGTCATGCGGAAATAAATAATGCCCTGAACCTGACCAGCTGCGGGCAGGGAAGACACCATCTTAGTGCTCTTAGTGTACTCAGTTGTACCCTTAAACAATTGCAACGTATCGGTCGTAAAGTACAGTGTATCCATGTCTTTTGGAGCAAGGGCATCGTACCGTGCTTTCGTACCATACGCAAATTTTACTTGTGCCATATTTTTCCTCCTTATTAGAATTCAGTCCATTGGAAATTTGTAGATTGAGTTTGAAAAGGCTCGACGAAGAACCGACCTGACTCTGCGCTTTGCTGCACGACCCACGGTTCATATTTTTCGTCTTTGCCTCGTATCATTACGGTCTGACCTGCATAAGTCGCGTCATTCTGGTTGATTGCCTCATTTGCCGCCGGAATACTATCAAAACAAAGCGTCCGAGGCGCTACCTTTTGAATAGATAAGTCGTCCCGGACGTATATAAATTCTGATGTGTCTTTTGTGATAATAAGGTCTTTGCCATCAATCAACCCAAGCGCAATCGCGGCTTCTACGTCTTTTGCGTTACCGTAACCAAGCTTCGAGTATTTGTATGCCATTCTTTTCACCTCGCTTTAAACGATGGTTAGAATGGGACAACACGCATACTACCATCTTCAGTTTCCACAGTTTCAGTTGTGATTTTAATAGCGTTACCAATGGGTTTACCCTCGGAGGTAAGCTGAATACGATGCTCTTCATCGTAAGTGATGTTATCAGCCTTATTAGCCAGACTGGTATTGAACCGGTCAGTCATTGCCTTATTCAGAGCCTCCAGTGCGATAATACGCTGGTCGAGCGTGCTCAGTGCTTCATCGGGGATCAAATCAGACCACTTGCTGATGGGAATAATATGTACAACGCCGGGGCCAGCCTTACGCACGCGCTGAATCGTCTGTCCTTCAGAATCCATCTCGACATGAACAAAGGTCAGCTGGAACTCAATGTCGCCAGCCTCACTAGTCAGACCTGTATCAAAAGGCAGAAGATATTCCAACCGATTCTTGTACAAGTCTTTTGACTTTTGTAGAATCTCAGTTTTATAGCGTTTGCTCACAGGCAAAACGTACTCCAGCATAACGGTATAGTCACTAATATCTACACCTTTGTAGGTCTGATCGGCAAGAAAGTGCAAATTATCCACCAGCTTGCTCCGCTGCATGATACGCTCAGTCAGACTCGCTGTGACACTGTTATCCTCGTTAATTAAAAAGGTATACATATCACACCTCCTTTCCGTTCACGATGTACAGGTAGTCATCCAATGAGATCTTCTTGCCCTCAAGCAAGTTCTCAACAAATTTGTCCTGTACCATTCCATTCTTATAGAGTCGGTGCATACTCTCGACGAACTCAGTGAAAATCTTTTCCATTACAGTAGACCTCCTTGAATTAGCGTCAGTGTATAGGCATCAATAATGGCATCAGGAGTTGTACCTCCCAAGGCCTTGATTTGGTCATATTCGTATTTGTCAATCGGCTCAAGCGTTACAGTGTCATATTCCGGGGATGGAATCAGGTAATAGCCTTCAACGTGCCAGATATACTTGCCGTTGCTACTGATAATACCCTGTGCGTCATCTTCGGTGCAATTCACCATGATATCGTGCTTGGGCTGATACTTTACAAACTGAAGGCGGTCAAGAGCATCGATCACTCGACCGTCTTTAAGTACCTTATAATACACTCTCAACACCTCCTTAAATGCTGAACATCACGGTTACACCCAGCTGCTCAGAGGGATAATGGAAGCCGTACAGCTCGCCAGTCTCTTCGATTGCATAGAAGTATCCGTCATAAGTCGCAAACGGGCTGCGCAGCCAATACTTTGTTGCCCTACCTTCTGCATTGTGCTTGATGCGGGATTCATTGCCGGTCATGTAGCTGATTGTTTGACCTTCGTAAACGTAAGGTTCGTCAATCATCGAAGAGCTTACTTCAATCGCAGATGGAATGAAGAAGTAGCAGTCCGAAGTCACAATTTCCTTACTCTTATTTCCGGCAGAACTCGGTACTTTGACCTTTTTGATAAGCTGTTTCCAACCAATCGGCAAAGCATCAACCAGACGAGAGTCAAGATACTCACGCAGAGAAGTGTTACCCCAGCCGCCAGCATTGTTAGAAGAAGAACCCAGTACCATGTCCTGACCCAGCGTATCCTTCTGCAAGAATGTCATGGAACAACGCTTGTTGGAATTATCGCTCAGGTAGTAGTTCTTAAAGCTTGCCACCTCAACGATCAAATCATCGTGTGTCCATGCGGCCAATTCGCGACAAGCAGCATCACCAAGGTCTGCGTACCAAAGCTTAGCCCAATAAACCGTACCTTTAGCGTGGCGCTCATAAGCACCATCGTCTGCTTTTGCACATCCAAATACCAGAGTGGCATTCGTCTTTGTGGAACGGGTACGAGTAATCTTTGTGTAATTCAGTGCAGAGCCATAGATATTAGAGGAATAGACATACAGACCGTTATCACCCTTAATGTGCCGGATAACAGTCATATCGCGAGAACCGGCAGCGACACCATTTGCAGAGTCAATACCCCAAGTCATCTTGACGCCAGTTGAGTTCCACAGACGGATACCATTCATGCCGTTCTGCTCAAAGCACTGCATCAAAACAGTGTTATTTGCATTTGTGACATCCATCTTGTAGTCAACAGCCAGCACAAAATCTCTGTCCTCTTCAAACAGCTTGAGGTCGGTATCAATGTAGTTCTTGCCATCAAACACCTGCGGTTTACTAATAAGAACCTTTTCAGTGATGTCCTCATAAGAGAAATCGTTGCCAAGCTTGATGGAAACTTCATCCTTTGGCGTGGCAACATTCTGCTCAACGCCAACCTTGTTCATCGCATAAATTTCAACAGGGCGAAGCTGACCGATTTCCTTACCGTCAAAGTAGGTAGAAGAATACTCGCAGCTATCATAAACAGCATTGATATCCTTATCGCCGGTGACGTAACCACCTTTATCCCAGCCACTGAACAGGTAATACTTAAAAGCAGTTTCCTCAGAGGTATAAGTCGGAGTATCGCCGTCATACAGCACCATAGAGCCATACGGAGCAACAGTTTCCTTCAACACAGCGCCACGGTTCATATAGCGGACAGTATACTTACGCACAGATTCGGTATAAGTTGCAGTGACAGTCTGATTGCTAAAAACAGTCGTAAACTCGGTGTCCCAGCCACTGAAAGTAAAGTCCGTAGAAATCGTACTTTCGGCAGTAGGTGTCGGAATCGGGTTCTCTTTACGTGTAACAGGATCAACGGCCTTATCACCCTTATCAATGTACTGTTCATCAAGTACTGTACCGTCCTTATTTACGAACGTCCACTTAAACTGCTGAACCAGAGTGTTATAAGTGATATTCAAATCAGGCCACTGTGCCGTAAACTCTGCCAGCTGACGCTCACGCATAATGGGTACATGGACGCTGCCCTCGATAACAGAATGATCAGTGTTATAACCATTTTCATCCAAGCCGGTCATCTTTAACAGACGATCCAGCAGGGAAGTATCATCCAACTGCCAATCAACGCCAGTCAAACGCACACGGTTCAAGTTCGTGCACTTAGCCAGCATATCAGTCAAGTCAATTGTCGGACACTTCTCGACAGTCAGTGTGGTGATATTCTTATAATCTGTAACCTTCAGATCGGTCAGATAATTCAGGTTCTTAGCGCTTAGACTTGCGATCGCAGGCAGTTCAGCCTTCTTAATTTTACCGCCCTTAGCAAACGCGACGCCGGTAATGCCAGAGCCGCCAGCATAGAACTCTTCCAGATTCGTACAGCCGGTCAGACTGATGGATTTCTTCAGGTTCGGCACGTTCTGCAGGTTCAAATGCTCAAGCAGTGTATTGTTGCCAACTGCAAAGTCAGTCAGATTCGTATTCTTGTAGCCCTCGGCGGCAGAACCAATCTTCAGGTCAGTCAATTTTACGCCGTGGCTGAAATCAACATAGCCGGGATAGAAACCAGAAATATCGCCAATGCTCTGGATGATAGAAGCGTTGTAAACATAAACTTCTGTATCATTCATAGCTGCAATCGGGCACTGAATCTCGTAAATCTGACCGCGCTTACCACGCACCTTCACAGGGTTAGAACCATACCGTACAGAGACATAAGTGTCGGCATAGGGGACAATATGGAAAGTGCCATCGGGTTTCACACCTGTCCAGTTGGTCGGAGTATAACCACGAATGGTCATATCGTCAGAGGTACAAGCAGCACCCGTATACTTAGATGCCATGTATTTTTCCTGATACCGCTGGAACTGGCGTCTTTGGTGGCGTTTGTTACCGTGCATCATTGGCAGATAGATGGTTGTGCCATTATCCTCATAAGTGCGGAAATACTTACGCCGCATATCCATGATCCACAACTTCTCTGGCTTTACGTCCTGATAGTCTTCGAACTTTTTCAAAATACGAGTAGCACTCCATGCTAAAGCACTCTCGCGGTTCAGGAACATCTTTGCGAGATCATCTGCAAACAGGTCACGAATCTTGCACCACAGCTTAGAGTCGTGTGCGTTGAACACACTCTTTGTACCGATAGTGTCCATATCTTCGTAGCCGTAACTCAGGGTCAGACCGCCCTCGTTATCGTTGCCCATTGCAGTGTCGTTATCGTAGTCAAAACAGAAATCCCAGTGCACAAGGTCAGTCGTGTGCGGGAATACGTTCTTTGCACGGTTATCGACCATAGTATGACGCTCAGTAAACAGATAGTGGAACAGGGTAGAATCTTTAATAAAGTAGTTCTCAAAGTTCTTCTTGAACTCTGCATCATCTGCATTCACAACCCAGTTCTGTACGCGAATCCACGCATTTTTAGCTGCCTGAATCTCTTCATCGGTACAATTCTTATTGATGTAACGGAACTCAAAGCTGTGGTCGCCATCCCAAGTTTCCTCAGAGAAGTCGCCGCTCAGGAAACGTGTCTGTGCATCGGTGTTATTATCAATCTCAATAATAACTTCCTTGTGATTGTTCGGGTCCATACCCATTGTGTCACTATTCTTCTTTGAGTTGCCAAAATCGCCGCAAGCATAGAAATGCCACTGACCATCCTTGAAGACAGTTGCGTTTGTGGTGTCGGTCTCCTGAATAAAAACGACACAGGGGTAGAATGCCATGGTGTCGCGTACCTTCGGGTTGTCCTTGCGAGCTTGACGAATGTACGGGTTGAACTCGTTAAACTCGTCTGCCAGTAGAGCATTATTTGCATTCTCAGAAGAAGCAACATTGACTTTGATGTTAAAATACTTCTCACCAACGCTGTTTTCTGTAAATGCATACTTGCTGCCAGTGCTCTCATCACCAAAGGTGAAACCACCAGAACAGTTGATATCAATATTACGACCAGATTCACCGTATGCATTAGAGCTAGTGCCCTGTCCCTTGTGTGAACCAGTGGCGATCCAGTTGTCTTCCACGGCGCGGCCATTCTTATAAATGTGCTGAATAGTTGTGTTAGGCACTTCGTTCTTCTTACCAGTCGTAAAGGTCGGAGCAGAGATCTTGATAATGCGCAGGTCTGGACACTTCTCAGCCAGTAGATCAGGATTCAGTTCGCCGCTCACATCCGTAATATCATTGCGGGTGTAGCGCTCAATCATTTCCTCTGCATTCTTTGCGTCTGCAATAAAGTTGTCGAGGATCTCGTCGTCCGTCAGGTTCATCATGTAGGACTTCATGCGGTAAACAAGCACGTCACAATCAGGAGAACCAATCGTAATGCCTACCGGAGAAGCCTGTGTAAAGTTGTCGCTTGCGTCATACAGCTCAACACGACAGGGAATACCATCCAACCATAGAACCATTTCCTTGTACTGACTGTCTGGCAGAATATTAAATTCAAATTCCATAAAGTCGTCTTCACAAGTTGGTAGGTCGATGCTATTCTGCTCACTGGTCAATGTGACCTTCTGCGCCTGAATATTCAAACCGATACCACCGTTCAAGCAGGTCAGTGCCGTAGCATCGTAGTTCTTGACATTCGTAGTCTTAAACACAAGTTTAAAGTTCTTACCAAACTTCTTTGCGTCATCACCAAACAACTTATAACTGATATTTGCAGTTGTACCAGCCTTCACACAGAAGTAGGTATCACCATCTTCGTCCAGCTGATAGCCACCGTTAGACCAGTCAAAATTATCGCTTACAGTCAGCCTTGTATTGCCATCAGACCACAAGCGGGTCTCGTCAGCGTTAGTCTTGCCAGCAGGGTTAAAATCAAAAGCCAGATTTGTCTTAACGGGCTCAATCGTAATACCAAGCTCTTTAATCTCGACACTGATCTCCTTGCTTACGGAGCCGCATACGATTTTCAGCGTATGAGTGCCAATATCAGCGGATTTCCATGTCCATGTCTGCATAGTGCGTCCGACAGTCAGAGTTGCAGTTTTAGCGCCGTCAACCTCCAGTGTTACAGTGGTCGTAGAGCTGGAAGGGTCATAAACGGTATAGTTGATTGCAACATTGCTATACTGTTTTGCACTTGCTGTCTTTGTGGCACAACTGATGATAGGAGTTGTATTGCCTTCAGTTGCCCACATGATATCTTTGACAACCTTATTACTGGTGACCTGTTTTCCATTGATTTCAGCAGTCATGGAAACTTCTACCAAATGTGCGCCGTGGGTCTGTGCAGGAATAGCATAAGTCAGCTGTCTGCCAGTAACGCTACTTGTGGTAGAGCCAAGAATCTTTCCATCAATCGTAAAGTTGATAGTTTTTGCAATATTGCCATACGGAGTGTAGCGGAATGTTACCTCTCCACTATAAACAAGCGTATCATCAAAAGAGCTTTCAATATAAAACTCAACGACATTGACAGTCCAAGTCTTTGTACCAACACTGCCCACACTATCGGTCACCTGTAACTTAACAGTATTGTCACCGCTGTGCAGATACTGTGTTATGTCAAAGCTATTCTTGCCTTGGATAACGGTCTGCGTTCCAACTTTTGTATTGCCGACATACCATACGCCAGTGGCAGAACCAGTGTCATCGCCAGAGTTGTCCACAGAAGAGAACTTGAAGTTGATAATAGCTTGGTCGCCAGCAATCACAGTTAGTGCAGAGCCGTCCAGACGCTCGATCTTGATAACACTTGTACTGCCGCCAGTGCCACCGCCTCCACCACCTTGGATGACAACTTGTGTTTTCACAGTGCCATTTTCCAACAGGCTCAGCTTTGAATCCTCGTAAGTAATATCATACTCACGCCCAGAATTCGGGTCAGGCTTCACATTTTTCAACTGCTCCTGAATTTCAGAAATATCGCCATTGATAGTGTCAATACTATTCTGCAAACCGGAAGCAGTATTTTTTACCACAGTCAAATCATTTGCCACGGTCTCAACGCTGGTTTTTTCAGCCTTTGCTTCTAACAGCTTATCGGTTGCCTGTTTGTTGTAATAATCACTTTGCAAGGTCTCAGGCAAGTTACCAACGCTATCCTGCAGATTCTTTACGGCAGCATCAGTACTGGTCTTATACTCGGTCAGTTCAGTCTTAACGGGCGCAATCTTTTCATCGATTTTTGCTTCAACAGTTTTATTAAAAGCTGTCACCCAATCAGCACTCGGGTCAGTGTTCAGTGTGATGGTTTTAATAATCTTTTCGCCATTCAGGAACTTAATCGTCTGTGTTTCAGCATCATACTGCACATCAAACTTTGCTAGACCATCAACCTTGGCGATATCACCCCGAAGCAGAGTAACAAAACCATCAACCTCTTCTTTAGTGTAGTAGCTTGCCAGTGTGTCGGCCAGACCGTCTACGACAGCCTGTGCTTCTTGTGCGCTCTGTGCAGCCTGAGTTGCAGCAGTCTGTGCCTCACCAACCTTCTGGCTCATCGTAGCTAAGAACTGAGTATACCAGTCATCGCCAGTCGGATCGGTCATTGCGGTGCCGGTAAGCGATTTCAAAACATTCAGTTTTTCGTTCGGCTTTGTGCGCCATAGATAATTCTTCGATTCACCGCTGCTCGGTACAGTAATTGCACCAGTCGCCATAATTTCAAACTTCAGTACACCCTCTTTGATGGTGGCATAGTTACTGACCATCCAGTAAAACCGAATCTTATCAGTACTATAGCTCACGTTGATGGGTGCGGTATAGTTCTCAGCATTATTAGCGTTAACATAGTGGATCTGAATCGTCATGCTCATCAGGTCAACACCATCATAATAACGCGGCATCTCAAACGGAATGACCTGACTGTTGTTTTCCTGTGTGATATTTACCTGAGTCGGACTCAGTGTGATTTCTTTATTGGTATCAACCGTAGAAAAATCATTGTCCGAGAAGGTATCAAACCACGTATAGTTGCCACTTCTGGTGAAATTCTGGTCTTCCACAGAGAAGGTTGCCACATCCTCATCACAATCAACCACTGGACGAGCATCTTCTATGGAAGCCTCCATCGTCATTGCGGGGCTTGCAGCGACCATACGTTTGGATTCTTCAAATGATAATGCCATCTACTCACTCCTCTCATTAAGTATCTTTCTTATTATCGATATATTTTTCTTTGAGGACATTCTCATAAGTGATATAGGGATAATACGGGTAATAGCGGCTCAATGTAACATTCATTGTGCCTTCTCCAATGTTTTTATCTATCTTTTTAATAATCCACTCAACTGCAATATCAGACTTCAGGTACTTCGCTGCATATTTTACCTTTTCATTTACGTCAAGCCACGGAATCATGTGCATACTCAATGTGATGGAATCCGTCAGCCGACAATTTTTCCATAGCGTGTATTTGCATACCGTCATGGCTGATTCATCCGAGGTATATCCGTCAAACTCACTACCCGAGCACACAAGGTTTCTTCGCCCGATTTTATCAATCGTCAACCGACTATTGTACAAGTCATCAATGCGGTTTGGGTCATTTACGACAACGTACTCAAGGTTGTCACATGCCTCCGCAATCTTGTCTGCCTCAATTTGTTTTGCGGTCGGCATTGCATCCACAAACTTCGTCATAGCATGAGACTGAGACTGACCAATAAAATAGACCCGGCTCTCAATAAGAAGAGCAGGGTCTGATATCTGGATCTCTGTATTCGTTGCTGGATTATACTTCACATACACGGTGTCATAATTTTTCGTGGATGGATTATAGATTTGTTTCGGGTAATAGCGCACCTGTGGATCACGCTGTTCTTTTTCGTATTTGCCTGTAAGTGCGTTGAACTTATATGTAAATGCACCATCAGTTGCCTGATTTAGCCAATGCTCGCCATATTTTATGACGTAATAACGGCCTTTCCTTAGTAGAGAGGTATCTTCTGGTTCGTCCTCTCCTTTTTCGTTGGTAACAGCCTTAAACAACATCATAGGTCCATACACTGCGCGCGTTGTTTCCCGATACTGTCCTGCCCCAGTCGGATTCGTTTTGATTGTCGTAACAAGGTTCTCAACACAGATTCTTGCATTTATCGCAATATCTTCTGGGCAAATAAACGAAAATCTTGTACCGTCCTGAATACTTGCTTGTTTTAAATTTAACAATAAAATAGACGCGCCGGTATCATTTGGGTTCATGTTGTAGCTCATATTCAATTTATTATCTTTAAGCAGCGTAACAACATCATTCCATTCTTTTGTTCCTTTTTTACAATACACGACCTCGCCAGTACCGTCTGGGTCATTTTTTTCAAGTTTATCCTCCTTACAGAAATAGTCGCTGGAGTTTGATGCACCCCATACCTCTACACAGTTATGGATCTGACCGTAATCGACGCTGGCATCTTCGCTGATAACCATACTCTTAAATGTATCCTCGTCCAGAACAACGGGGTCGTCGTAGCCAGACGGAATTTCTTTACACACAAAAGTATCGTCGTCAAAATACATCTCGAAAGGAAAATGGAGGTCTCTCAACTCCGTCAAAATGTTCCAGATTGTCGTGCCAGTATTATATTCTAGGTCGTGCGGAATTCGCCGTACCCAATAGTCAACCATACTTTTTGTCAGCCCTGAAAGTTCAAATGTCTCCTTAATGGAATCGCGAACATAGTGCGGCTTCTTTTTGTCATCTTCGTAATAGTTGACCCCATCCTTAACCACGAGCTTGCGGTCATACATCGGAATGCGCGTTGCGTATCCGGTCAGTGTTCCACCAAGCGTGCCGTCAAGCAAACAGGTCATATCAAGACAAGAAAGGCTTAGTTTGTTCGTTGTGGCATCATAACTGTATCCATTTTGCTGTATTGCATATACGCCAGCGCCATACCAGTGCACACCATCTGTGTCCACAAAATTCGTGCCGGTTCGTATTTCAGCCTCACCAGAGTATAAAGCGCGATAGAAGTTATATATCTGAGTTAAACCATCTTTCAATTCCCATATTGTTTCTTGAATATCGTGCATTGAATAGCCAACAAATACACTTGTGTCATGGAAATATTTATCAAGCTCTTCTTTGGTACAGCCAGCAATCGCTGCAACATCGGCTGCAGATAATATCCTTCCTGCTGCGATACCACCCTCTACAGCAGCAATCATATTCTTTACACGTATTGTTTTTCCATAAATCGCACAGTCAACACCAAAACTATCAAGTTCAAGTATTTTACTTTGTAAAGTTGAACCATCTCTTTGAACTGCATCACAAGCTGCATTGAAAATCACTTCAATATAAGACCTGATATCTGCATTCAGCAGCGGAACAACAACATCTCCTCCGCCTATCAGTAGTGGAGTGTATGCAATCTCATACGTCTTGCCATTTGTTGTATAACCATCTGAAGATGCAACAACGGTCGAATATGTTCCAACATCTCCTTGCTCTTTCACAAAAGATGCATATTTCTCTTTATTTTCATCTGTCCAAATAATACGCTTACGGTTTATATTTTCGATATTGCCATACTGTTCATAACCGCCAACCTTATATCTCCACTTTGCTTGCCTTAACTCTGTGTCCTTTTCTTTGTATATCGCACTATTTTTGATTTTTGCATCGATCTCTTCTTCTGGTATTCTTACCGCGTCCGCCCCAACAAGCGGCATACTTGTTGGAGCTTTCATACCAATCTGTAAGCGCAGCATCTTGCTCGTCCACTCCTCTGTGGAGAACTGAGAAATAGAGAATCCACTCTTCGGGAAGATATCAAGATTAAAAGTGCGCCGTGTATCTGAGTCTGCGTCAATCGAGTTAGAACCACTTAACGCAAGTCCTTCGATCGTATCAATAATCTGGTAGTCCTTATTCAGCAGTTCAATACGACAGTATAATCTTTTTGACCGGCTTTTCAGTAAGGCCAGATCTTCTTCTGTGGGTAAGTAAGTCATGGCCCACCTCCTTAAATCAAACCAGCGTTCTTCATGTCATCGCTGCTATTCAAATCGCCAGTCTCTACAAAATCAAATGAGATTTCTACCTTATCCGGATGCTCATCATCTGAGTAAGAAACATTTCCATTCACATTCATCAGCCATGCGCGGCCATCGTACATCTTCAATGCTTTTGGCTTTTTGTTCGTTAGCCAATTGATAAAAGTCTCCCGATAGTCAATAGACCCATCAAAATCAAACTCATCATTGTTGCGATCCCACTTGATAATAACACCAGAGAAGTTGCCGCTATAATAATTTGCCTCACTACCATAGAATACGATGGGATACTTGCTTCCCAATGTCGTCTCCACAGACGCTTCTTGATTGCGCGTAATATTCGTGACAGCTGGCTCAAGACCAACATAATATGATATGTCTTTATCCATTAGCCATGCTCCGTCAAAATCGCTTACGGCACTTGTAGATGTGTACACTTGTTCAATTTCATCCACAACAGGAACTGCCATATACTGATACTTCGTTTTCCTGCCACGTGCGAATTTGTCATAGCATACAATCAAAATAGGCTCAACGGAACTTGTAATCTTCTTTTCATAAATCGTAATCCAGTCGTACTTGCCAACCTCTCTACGCTTTACGCGAATAGAATCAAAATTATTAGGCTCGTCCTCGTTTTTTGTAATGGTAAGCTTAATTCTGCCTTCTCTTTTTTCATTCTCTGCCACAATTTCAAGTTTCTGCAGTTGTCCGTCATACTCAATTCTGAATGCGCAAAAATCCGTGTCCAGAACATATCCGTTCACAGTTTCTCCAACTGCTCGCACATAGTACACCTTATTATTATCAAGGCTTTCTACGTTAAACGCATGTGAAATAGAGCCGTGGTATATCTCCTCATGTAACAAAGTCTTGTCTGAATCATAAAGCTGATATTTATAAAGATTCAGTGTCTCGCCCTCTTCTTCGATGTTTTTATACTCGACATTAAATGAAAAAGCGGGGAAGGGAATCGTCTTTTCAGCGCGTGCTTCCACATCAACAAACGTTAACACCGGTTTTTCATGGCAATAAAAAAGAACGGCATCGCTTAAATCACTTGTATTGCCGTTCTGATTTGTTACTGCAATTTTAAGATAGTAGGGGAGTAGTCTGTTATGTATAAGGTTCGCTGGCAACATAAACATACGCACAGAAGATGAACCACTGGTTTTCACTGTCTGGTTAACAATAATATTGCCGGAGGCGTTGTCATAGATAATATACTTCACTTCATTGATCGTGTCATCGTAACATGTGTACCGCACAATATTTTCCCGCGTAGCGTCTATCACGGAAAATTTTGAAATTATCGGTTTCGCCAATTTAACACCTCCTTATTTTACGCCATATATCTCACATGGAATAATCAAATCGTTATTTGTTGTAATGGCCGTCTCACCAGAGCTTTGTGCGTCAAAGAATGTAATTTCAGTGCAATATTTATTATTCTTTTCATATGCTTTTACATAGAACGGACGGAAAGCACTTTTTATACTTGTGTCAGAATTGTATGATACATTTGGAGTAGAATTGTCGCCAGCGCTCAAATCATAAATCATACACAGCTTCGGCGTATTCATAGTGGCGCAATGATATTCTGCACCACTCCATTCACCTGCGACTGGTTTCGACACAATAACAGAAACTTTGCTCAAATATTCGAGCACCCGTTTTGTTGCAGCACTCTCTGGATCAATCTCAACAACTTCTCTCTCTTTGTAGCCACGGAAAATAAAAATATATTCTGAATAATCGCTGTCCGCTTCAAAAGTCAACTTGTTCTCTTCGCCAACAGCAGAGTATGCATCTTTTGAATCGTTCTTCCATAATAGCTGGAAAATCTGCCCAGCCTTCAACTTGTCCACAGTAATAGTATCAGTGGTGATTTTATCCCCAGAAACTTGCGTAAGGCTGTTGTTTACAGAGGTGGAATCAAGCGCCACTTTACCATTTTTGTCAACAGATATAGCACCAGTCAAGTTAAGCTTTGTCGCCTTGATTTTTACAGTATTTGTACTCTGGTTTATCAAAGTAGCAATGTTTTTTCCAGTATAATCTGTCTTAGCCACCTTTGAATCAATGCTTTCAGTTGCTGTTTTGATGTGCTCTTCGAGCTTTTTATTTGCGTTCAGTTCTGCAGTATCCGCATACTTTTGAGCTTCAGTTTTTGTGGCACACAGTACGATGGCATTCTCGTTTTTTGAAATTTTAGATTCTGTCAGCGAAATTCTTGTATTTAGCCCGCTCATGTCCTCGTTGTATTTTTTAGTGGTTACGCGGGCTTCAATCTGCTGCTTTGTACTCTCCAAATCAGAATTATATTCCGTTTTAAAGCTTACAAGGTCACCATCTATTTTGCCAGCGGCATCCAGTGCCTCGTTTGCTTTTGTATCATCCGTGTATTTTAGCGCCACAGCCCAGTCAGTCCGACTAAAGCTTTCAGTTGTAGGACGCGCTGTCTGACATACAAGAACTTTATTATCACCAGAACTACTTGCCCAGATATCACCACGGCTATATGGGGTTGAAGGCGTTGTGAAAAAAACACGTCTTGATCCATTTGCTGTATCGTTTTCAAGGCTCGCAGCTCTCAAAACTTTCAATAAATTCTTGTCACTAAGAGCCTCCCATATAAAAGTGTCCGTCCACCTATACGCATCATCAGCCTTCATGTCATAATAAAGGTCGCCAATGTGCAGTCTCTTTGCATCCTCCGTTACCCAATTTACTGTCGGAGCTGTATCAGTAGATGGTACACCACTGTAGAACCATAAGCTGAGTTGTCCGTCTACCTGATCTTTCAGCGTTAAAAATTCACTGACATCCGTGTATTTAACAATAGTGTCAGCAAAATCTGTATCAATAATGGACAGCTGACTGCCAACCACGTTGACTTTGCTGTCCACTGTTTTCATTGTACCAATATTATCGGGGGAACATACCAGTCGCTTCATATCACCCTGCAATGCAGTCACAACCACACTCTGTCCAACCGTGTAAATCTGGTCAGAGGTAATGTTATACTGGCTTCCAAACACGGATATTGTGTATGTATTCCCACTCACCGCAGTTACCACGCCAGTCTGCGATTTGTCAAATTTTGCGTCATTGAGTTTCTTTTCAATCGTGTCTACGATGACTTTGCTCAACACGTCGATTGCATCTTGACTATTTTGTGACATCTCGTCCCTCCTTTATAAATGTATACTCGATCTCAACCTACCCAACCCACCCTGAGCCAAGTATACTTCGTATTTATTTTTGCTTATTGTACTGCTTAACGTCTATTCAGTTCCTGTACAACCTTGTTCGGCAGACGATTTACCAGCTCACGAGCCAGTGCATCGCTATCACCAACGGGATTGTTCACATTCACATCACCAATAGACAGGGAAATACCACCAGCGTCACGGCTTTGCACCATAGAAGCAGAACTATGTTTTGCCAATTGATCGCTGAACCACTTGTCTGGATTGCCGCCCATCTCAAACAGGCGAGAGGTAATATCAGCAGGAACAACACCATCGCCAGTCTCAAGATATGTATAACGTCCAGAAGCTGGCTTACGAACAATAAGTTCTGAACCTCTTTCGTCAACGTTTGCAAAATGATTCGTTTTAGAAGATTTAAGACCATTCGCATGACCACCCAAAAAGAAACCAGCAAAACCTCCCAAAAGAGTACCAATCAATGCTCCTACAGGTCCACCTACTGCCATACCCGCAGCTGCGCCCAGACCAGCACCAGTAAGAGTTGTAGCAGCCGTTTTGACTGTTTTATCTTCATTGGCGGTTGCGTCATTCTTTTTGTCTGTTTCGTCAGTTGCTTTATTCTCTTCTTTAGATACGATCTGTGTAGCGTTAATTGTGAGATTTGTTGCGCTCTTTTGTGTGTTTTCGGCAGTTTCAGAACTACTATTCGCAGTGTCTTTTGTATTCTCGGCAGTTTCTTTACTCTTACCGAAAATGTCCTTACACAGATTTACGATTCCACCAATAGGACTTATGTCCCAGAAGAACGAAGCAACGGACTTTATTGCCTTCTTACCAAAGCCATCTTCTTTATTGGACCAGATTTTCTTCTGATTCTTCATGGCCTTTGTGCCGCCATAAATACCAAGCCCGCCAGCTGCAAGAATCGGAATCGCAGCGGGCCCAGCAGCAGCCAAGGCGCTTCCAGCTGTACCAATAAGTTTTCCAGCACCAGCAAGCAACTTACCTCCGCCACTAAGTAATGTAGTTCCAACCTTACCAATCCCGCCAAGAATCGTGGAACCAATCTTGCTCTTACTAACAGCATTACCGACAGCCTTAAATCCGTTTACAACTGTGGAAACAATGCCGCCGCCTTCGCCGGAACCGCCGAATAGGCTTTGAGCGCCACCTTTGATCGTGTTCCAAATATTTGTAAACGCATTGATAATTCCATTGCCAGAACTTACAACCTGTTTTGTAATATTGTTATTCGCGGTTGTTAATATGTTCTTTAATGCGGTTCCCGTTTCTGTTGCAGTATCAACGAGCGTGGTTTTGACAGCGTTGACTGCCTGCTTGGCTGCATTAACATAAGATGTGCCAGAACTTGCAGCCTTTTCGCCACCCTTATTGAAGAATCCTTTTATCGTATTCCACAGACCTTTTGTGCCGAGATCTTTATATTCGCCGGTCTTAAACATGGAATACAGGTTATTTACCTTCGTGAGCGTATTGATGAGCGACTCAAGGTTTGTAATCAAATTCTGGATGCCAGTAATCGCGCTGCCAGTATTCAGGCTTGCAATGATCTTATTGTGATAGCCGTCCAAGGAGCCCTCCATCTGAGATAGACTCATCTTCTGGATCTGCGCAGTGTACTCAAGCTCCTTCTGGTAATCCTTCCAGCTCTTGCCGATATCATCCATGACCTCAGACAACTTGTCCTTAAACTCATTGTACTTTTTGATCTGGTCGTCAATAGCCTTTTCAGCGTCTTTATTATTCCACTCGCGCTGCTTGTCAGCAAGGTCTTCACGTGCAGTACGCACATCTTCGGCGTTTGCCTGCCACTCGTAGCCATTCTCAGTGTACACACGGGTCGTGCGCTGTTGCTGGGCGCGGGCGAGAGCATCTTGTGCCTTGGAAAGTTCAATAGCACGTTCGGTAGCTTCGTTATTTTCTTCCAAAGCTTCCTTTTGCTTATTCAGGGCTTCAATCCGCTTGTCGATGACTTTGCCCATAGCATCGCCCCAAATCTTGAGGTCGTTGTTAGATTTGTCATTTAAAGTGGAGAGAAGGGAAAGGAAAGAGGACAGAACAGCTTTTGCATCGGATAGAGCGGACTTGAATTCCTCGATTACCTTTTCGACGCCATCCCAGTGTTTTTTCAGTTTTGTTGTAACCTGTGCGTCGGTCTCTTGAACTTCGAGAAGAGCCTTTTCCAAAGCGTCATCAAGTTCCTTTTGAACCTCGGCTTTTTGCTTGAGAGCTTCGTCTTCTGATAGATCCTTGTTAGAATCAATGGCAGACATTTTCTTTGTGTATTGCGCTAGAGCTTTTTGGTACTTTACAGTTTTCTCCGCAAGCGCTTTATATTCTTCTGGAGTCGGCTCACGCACATCATCAATCATGGCTTGAACCTGAATACCAATCGGACTGCCTTCAAACTCTTTTGCAAATGCACTCAGTTTATCAACGTAGCTTTGGCGAAGCGCCTTTACGTCAATTTTAGCGTTACCATCCTCATCGTAAGTAAGTAGATTAGAAAACTCTTCAGGAAGTTCCTGCAGCTTCTGCATGGTATCCTGTGTCAGCTGGCCGGTAGTATTCCACTCGTCCATCGCATCTTTTAGCGTGCTCCAATTAGTCTGGTATTTGTCCAACTCGGTATTTACACGCTCAAGGTCAGTTCCAAGACCAACAAGATAATCACTAACAGAAATTTTGCCACTTTCAATATTTGCCTTATCAGAACTTAACGAGTTTGCAAGCGCAGTAGCCGCAGCACCACCGGTTTCGTTTGCAGCTTTTATGCGCTTATCCAATTCATCAAGAGTCGCTTTCTTAAACGCCTCAGTGTTGAGATTGATGTTCCCGTTTTTGTCAACGAGATTATCCATCAAATCCTTGTTATCACCAAAGAACTTGCTCAGTTGCAAGATAGACTCTATCTTACTTTCTGTTGCATCAAGGTCACCAACACCGAATTGACTATTCTTGATTTTCTGCTGAATATCATATAGCCCAGAAAATGCGGATTTTATAGCGTCCGTCTTTTCCTTGGCTTCATCCATCGCGGTGCCGTAGCCCTTGATGGCATCAGTAAGTTGCTCAAAAGAAATGGTTTCGGAATCGACACTAGAGTTCAACCAGTCGAGAATCTTCTTCATCTCGCCAGCAGACTTGCCACCATCATTAGCTGCATTCGCTTCCTCAAGCTGCGCTCTGACAAAAGTGCGGAATTTTGCGGTGTTAAGCTCAAGTTTTCCATTTTGCTCAGTTAAGCAAGCAGTAAACTTATCATCAACACCGATTAACGACTTCATGGTGTCTGCACTAATATAGCCATACTGGTTATATTCTTTCATCGCTTTTGTTAACGTATCAAAAGCAGATGACAGGTCAGCAACAGATTTAGAAGTTGTACTAGATGATTTTCCAGCATTTTTAGAAGATGAGCCGAATCCATTCAACTGATTTGTTAATGCTTGCCCACCCTTTAAAGCGGCATTCATATTGGTGTACAGCAAAGAAAGCTGAGTATTTGTGCGATTCGTGATTTCCTCTAGTTTTGCAGGATCTACGCCGCGTTCGCCGGCCTTCTCTACTTCATTTGCAAACTCCTGAGCCGCACTGTATGTCGCAGTAGCCGCAGTAGCATTTTTCAAGGCAGGAAGAAGATTTTCCAGAGCAGTCTTTTCAGCCTCTGTTTTTTCTTTTAAATCATCAGTGCTTTCAGCCGTATCATCGGCAGTAAGGTTTGCGACCTCATGTTGTGCGTTAGACAGAATTGTTGCCGCAGCTTCTGCGTATTCAGCAGCAAGTAACTCGGCATAACTCTGTTTATTTATCTGAAGCCTACCATTAACAAGCTCAAGGCAATTCAGATACTCGGTGTTCATCGTCAGTAAAGACTGAAGAGAATCGAGACTCATGTAGCCATACTGATTGTACTCTTCCATTGCACTGGTAGAAGCTTTATACGCAGACTGGATTTCATCCATTTTGGAAGAAATATCCTCCATCTTCTGTGCGCCAGCAGCCAATGCGTCAACACCATTTGCAGAAGACTGAGCTACAATACCAACTTGAACAAGTGCTTGGATAAACGCATTTACACCGTTTGTGTCAGCAGAGAAGTCCATGTCGGTCAAAGCTTTACGAAGATTTGTGAGAGCTTGCGCTTGCTCGTCTGATAATCCTTCGTTTGTGCCCCATAAGAGCTCGTTTAACTTACTTGCATCAAACCCATCAATGGTATTTTTTAGAGTTTCGATTGCAGAATTGACCTTATCGAAACTATAGCTTACGTCCATACCATTGCTTTTGCCGTCGCTCCAAAAGTCAATAGCTTGAAGCTTTCTACGAGCGTTTACATTCTCGTTAACAGCATCCGTTGAGTCGTTGTAAGAATCTACATCATCACGGAGAGCAGATTGCTCATCCATTAAATACTTATAAACGGTATTGTACGCACCGCCTGCCGCTCTCTGTGCTTCTGTTGTGTTTTGTACAATATAATCCAGTGCTCGTCCAAGTTCAGAATAATACTTTGCGATAGAATCTGGATCATTCAAGTCCTTCGCACCAAAACTACCATTCTTATTAAAAACATCAATACCAGCATCTTTTAACTCGTTCATAATACCACGATTGGTATTGGCGGAAACAGAACTAAAGAAATGTGAACGATTGTTGTCTTTTGCGGTTTTAACTAGCTTATTGCTTTGAGCATCCTTGGATTGAATCAACTTCGATTCGGAAGCTTTGAGCTGTTCTTCTGTGATATCCTTCAGCAAACCAAGCTGTTCTTCATATTTTCCATTTTGAAGATCAAGCTGATTTGCTTTATTTTCGTCAAGAGTGCCTTGTTCTTTTGCAAGAGCCAAAAGTTCCTCTTGGATATCCTTTGCTTGGTCAAAATCTTCTGTACTCCAACCAGACTTGTCGCCAAGTTCTTCGTAGGCATCAACTAGATCCTTTAAAGAGGAAGTGGCATTTTTAGCTGCGTCAGCTTCCTCTTTAGTCTTTGTAGCCGCAGTATCGATTCGCTGTGCGTAATCAGCTATGGCGGAAACGACTCCGTTTATTGCCATTCCAATTAACGCACCAACAGCCATCGACAAAGCGAGATTTAGTGCTTTTGCCGCGAATGTTGCTGCCCTCATCGAGAGAGTCAAACCGTCAGTTGAGGCTTTACTTCTTATTGAATATTTGATAAAATCAAAGAAAGAAGTCCCAGCTCCACGCTCTGCTACATCTAGCGATAAAAATTCCCTGTAAAGATTTCGTATTTTTGTTATTAGGCCAGTAATATGATTATTGTCATCAACGTCAAAAACGTTCATGAAAGATAATATCATTTTTGAGGAGAATAAATATGGATAAATATGTACGCTACTGCCCGTTATGTGACAAGTATTATCCCCAAAATCAAATGCTGTGCGCATTTTGCTTTAGAGATGTCATATTATCGCCTAAGTGGAATAGTATGAGCCAGCAAAAGAAAATCAATTGGAAGTTTGAGCATCTGCCGCAGGTTGACATTTCAACACTTAGCGAAGATTCGCTCAAAAAAATGCAAGATAAAGCCAACGCCTTTGATGCTCAATATAGAGCCGAATTAGAGGAGAAAGAACATCCGAAATACGTTCCTACCTGCCCAACCTGTCATTCGCCTGATATTGAAAAGATTAGCGGGACCAGTAAGGTTGTTGATGCAGTAGTCTGGGGCATTTGGTCCAAGAAGGCAGGGAAGACATTTAAATGCCGGAATTGCGGTTACGAATGGTAAGGTGTATCTAACTAAAATGACATAAATAAAGCCCCTGCTAAAATCTAGCAAGGGTGTGTTTACTATATTCAATTTACCGCAAACACCATCTAGCAAGATGAGAATTCTTGTTATCGTACAGAAATTCAAAACGCTTAACGTGGCACATCGGAACACACATTACTGTGCTTATAGGATGCCTTGATGCTTCGTCCATATCTTTTCCATCTGGCGTAGTTGCAGAAGAATGATGGCTTAAAGTGATGTATTCATCATCAACGGTGTCAATACGTCCAAGAATATATGTTCCATCATCCAAATAAAGAAGAACATTAGTTTGCCCTTCTGCATCAATATGTCTTGTCCAAATATTATCGGCAGTATCTACACCAAAATGTTTTGACGCCTTCCAGCGAACCCATACACAATTCTTTAATTTAAAATATACAATTGCTGACAGGATACCAACAACAGAGTAGACCACAACAATAGGAAAACCATTGAGTCCAATGTGTGCTTTCGATAAAAACGTGTCGATATAGTCAACGATATATTTTATTACAAAACCGATTGATACGCTAAGTGCTAAGAAACTTTGCGTTTCGATTTTCTTTAATGCCAATTTAGTGTATAGCGAAACACATAACACGCCAGGCACAAAGACACTAAAAAGCATAGTAACATTATTTATTAGTTTTATCAGTTCTGTCATTTGCACCTCCAGTAGTTTTATTGTTATTCCGTGTTGCACTTCTGTCTCTAAAATAAGAAATTAAAACTGATGTGTCTGCTTTTGGCTGATTCGGAGAATAGGTGAAATTACCGTCTCTTTGATAAGTTGAAATTTCATAATCCGGCACATGCTTCTTATTGTTTTCCATGATTCAACACTCCTTTTATAAGAGTGTATCACAGGATGTCGTAAAAAGCAGCGCAAATTAAAAACGCCCGGCCTCCCAGCAGTAGGGAAGTCGGGCTTGTTTTATGATGATGCCTTACTTCAGTTTTTCCAGAATCTCGTCTGCGCTCACACCGCTAGACAGCAACTTCTTGAGCACATCTTCGGCTTCGGCCTTCTTTGCAGCTTCCGCAACCTTTGCGTCGGCATCAGCCTTTTTCTTTTCGAGCTTGGTGATCTCTTTGTTGAGTTTTTTCAATTCTGCTTCTTTTGCTTTACGCTGGGCGTTCAGTGTAGCGATATCATCACTAATAGTTGCAATCTCCTGAGCAATAGATTCTGCGGCAGTATTCTTTTCAGCGATCTGTGCTGCGTAATCAACGCCGTCGAGAACCTTTGCTTTATTCTTGCTTCCTTTAGGACGTGCCATAATAAAATACCTCCGTATATTTTGAATACGCGATTGTACTTATATTATAGCCAGAAAATTTCAGAAAAGCAACCTCTTTTTATGTATTATAAATTACATTATAGAAATATTGACATGATATGACAGACGGGTGTATAATAATGGAGCAATCAGGAGTTCCACATCGAACTTGTCCAATCATAGATGTAAAAAATAGGCGGTCACCCTCCCAGTAGCCGGAAGGCAAGAAGGAGCGTGTATTTCTTTAACTGCCTTCCGGCAATATTGTCGGAAGGAGGATGTTGCCATGAATTTTGACATTCAGACTGTCTACTATGTCGCAATGCTGTTCTTCGGTTTTGCTGGCTTTGTTAAGACTGTTCTTGAGATTTTCAAGATGCTACATCATCACAGCGAGAGCCGTGATAAGTAAAAGAGCCGCCTATGTCCAGTAGGCAGCTCTTCATTGGGATTGAAATTGTCCAGATTTTAATTCCATTTGTTTGATGCTAACCGAGGGAACCGTCTATTGGAACTCTTGGTTGCTTTTATTATACACTTTTTAGAGTACGCTGTCAACGAACAACAGTGTACTTTTTCTTTTTATTCAATTATTCAATCATTTTTCTCTTTCTTATATCGCGCCAGAGAATAGCGCGTCTCCTCATTTCCACCTACTTCTTTAAGTCGTCTGGTTACGTCTGAGGTGGACTTCTGAACTTTCGTCCAGAACTGACTATCCTTCCAGTGGTTGCTCACTGACCCTTTTTAGTCGATGAACCTTCCACCCTCCTACATTATATAATAGGGAGTGAATCGGCTGCTGACCGCCCATTATAAACGCTACTTAGCACTCGATTATTACCATATTTTGACAATACGATAAAACCGAGCTTTTATCTCAGCATATAGCATCCATATCCTTGTTTCTATCTTTCGATTCCTACATTATATAAATATAGGCGATATGGCTCTTAGGGTTTCCCAGCACTCTAGGGGTTATTTTATTTTTACATGGTGCCGCATCCTATATTTTTATACGCAACAAATATAAGAGGGCATATTAACTTTACCCGCACCATTTTTGAGCTTTCCGCTCATCTGCATTACGGACAACACACCGGAGATGGCGGCTGTCAAAGTTGGTAATGCACCAGCAAATTTTACAGCGTTATCTGCACCGTCAACAAAAACCGTTGCAAGATCTACGAAAAACTTCGGAATATCAGACTTCATCAAGTCTGTACTAAATTTCTGAAACGCAGAATCAAGCTGATTAAGCTTCGCTTGCAGGCTCTGCATATAGGTCTCATTCTCACGCATTGCGCTTCCGCTAGAATTAAGAGCCTGTTTCATAGCATCTTCTGCAACGCTAAAATTATTCAGCAGGGCAGATGTACTCTGACCTCCACGCTTACCGGCGATCAATTCGGTAATATTTGCCTGAGTGGTATCAGAAAGGTCTTTCCAAACCTCAGAGAGCTCCTTCATAATCTGATAGGTTGATTTGAAGGTATTATCATCCTTCATGATATCAACCCCAGCAAGTTGCTTCAACTCAGAGCGAAGCTCAGATACGGAACTCGCCATTCCATCCGTAGCAATACCGGCATTTTCTGCATCAGTCTTCGAAGCACGAAGATACATACTCAAAGTTTTTAGGTAAGTTCCACTCGCTTCACTATCCTGAAGTACGCCATTTACAGCGGCTGCAAGGCTAAGAGTCTCTTGATATGTATTTCCGGCGGCAGACATCGCAGCAGAACTTTTCTGCATGATAATTCCGAGATCATTCATACTGACAGGCTCTGTATTCGCGATTTGATTCATGCAGTCCAAAAGATGTTCTGCGTCGTCTGCAACCAGACCAAAGCCTTGCATTGTAGAAATCAGGTAAGAGGAAGCAGTTGTTGCGTTATCAATCTGATCTCCAACGTTAGCCATAAGCGCAGACACACGAGCAAGCTCTTCAGAGTCTTTATCCGTATATCCGAGTCGTTTCCAGTCAGCAGTACTACTTACAAGGTCAGAAATATTCGCACCAAGCTCACGAGCATTTGTTGCAGTTCTGTCGAGATATTCATTCATCTCGTCGCCAGTCATTTTACTGACCTTTTTAAGCTCTGTTACAGCCGTGTCCAGTTCCAGAACATTATCATAAACCTCTCGCAGACCTTGTTTGACCATTGCAACGCCAGCCATAGCGATGGCGGTCTGGAAGTGCTCCTTAAACAGACGAGACAGTTTTTGACCAAGGGTTTCGGTTTCTAATCCTGCTTGATGGCAAGCATTTTGGAATTTGCTGACTCTCATTTGAGCTTCTTCAAAAGAATAACTGCTATTCTTAATCGCATCGAAAAGCTCGTTATATTCTGCTTCAAGCTTTGAGCCTTCAAATCCATGAAGCGTTTCTTTATACTGATATAGAGTACGCATAAGATTTTCCATCTTATCTGTATCAGTATTTGCTGTCTTTGTCTGACGGCTTTGCCCCAAAGCATCGTCAATATGTTTTCTCACCTGAACAAGTAAATCGTCAACTTGACTAAGTGTTGCTTTAAACTCTGTTGGACCTTTGTTTTCATCCAACTGTTTCATAGCAGCATCTAGCTCTGCCAATGCTTGTTGCCCAGTTTTGCCATCATCCAACACGCCAGTGTTAAATCGTCCTAAAGCAACACTATTTTTTCTTGTGAATTCCGTACTACTTAATCTATTTTGAATAGTGTTATAGGCAGCTTGCTTTGAACGGACTTGACCGTGCTTCTGTTCGGCTTCTTTCTGCAAATCCTCTTCTGATTTTAATGCCTGTTGAATCCGAAGGCTGATTTTTTGCCAATCATCCTGAATACCTTTGAGCGTAGTCCGATATTCTTCCGACTGGCTATTCATTTCATTAAGCTTACGAATTCGTCCTTCGAAACTTCCATCTTGGTCGCCAATATATCCTGGCTGACCTTTAAGAAGATTATCAAAAGTCGTATTGTTTGCTTCAGACAGTTGCATTTCAGCCTTGCGAATTTTTGCAAGCGTAGAAGTCGCCTGAGACTCAAGATTTTTATATTCGCTTTTATACGCAGACATTGACGCCTTTGCATCAATAAAAGCGTCATTCATTGCGGCAACGCCTTTAGCATATTTGTCTGAGCTATGGTCTGTATTTAAAGACTTCTCAATGCTAAGAACCTTTTGAATTGAAGCACGAAGATTGTCTGCCTTTTCGGTGTCACCACTAATTGATTTCTGCCATTTCAGAGCTTGTTCCGTCATGCTCTTTACACGATTATCGGTATCTTTTTGAGCTTTGTCAAAAGCATCCATCTGACGAGTGGCGTCAACCAAAGCAGTACCAATAACCTTTAGTTGATTGGCATAATCTTCTGTACCGACTTTAAGCGTGTCCAGTTTCTTGATCTGTGCATCTACATTATCAAGGGAATCACTCACATCACTTGGTACACCAGACATATCCTTATACTTGTTTCTGGCAGTAGCTAGGCTATTAGTATAATCGTCTGTTTGTTTTACCTGACGTTTTTCCTCAGCGGTTGCCTTGGTGCTCTCTCGCGCATTCTTTAAGTCTTCATAATGAGCTTCAATACGGGTTACTTCGTCCGCTAAGTCGCTCTCGAACTTTTCATATTGGCGAATGATTTCATCGAGTTCATTTTTTGAAAGAACATCACCAAGGTCTGTTTGCAATTTATTTAGATTGTTTAATGAATCTTCCATTTGCTGATTAACAAACGAAAGTTCATTTTCTGAATTACCCTTACCTTCAAGACGAGCCGAATCTAATGTCAGCTTCTTAAAATTTGATAACTCCGAGTTGTATTCAGAAATCTTTGCCTTTTTCGCAGCATTTAACTGAGCATCCGATTCGGATTTCGTTTTAGCTGCATTTTGGTCGGCAATTCGACCTTTAATTCGAATTAGATTGTCATCGAGTTCGTTGTCGAATTTTGTGAGCTTATCAATTTCTTCATCAGGAAGCAAATTTGAAAGTTCAGTTCTAAGATTTTTTGCGGATTCCTGTGCCTTTTCAAGCTGTGTTTTAACAGCTTCTAACTCTTTACTATTTGCGGTTTTATTGCCGAGAGTCAGTGATGCTTGTTCAAGGGCACCTGCTTTTTTCTGTTGAGTATAAAACTCATTAAGCTTTTCCTGAACCTCTCGCTTTGTAAGAGTGGCATTTTTTGTATCTTCGCGCCTATTAAGTGTACCACTAGCGCTTTGCCCAGCAGCGGCAATCCTGGCCTGTCCAGAATGCCATATCTCGTATGCCTTAGAGTATTTATCTGTCGGAATCTTTCCTTGTAGTTCTGACTTTAGTTGCTTTAATTCTGCACGAACTGCCTTTAAACGCTTTCCAGCACCGTCAAGCTCAGGATTTATTACTCCATTTACTGTAGAACTTGCAATTTTTGCTTCAAGGTCGTAACGTTCTTTCAGACGCTTATAATAAGCATTAAGCTTGTTTTTAGTTCTGTCATCAACGTCAGTCTGAACCTTGATTTTCACCTTGTTTTTGTCTGCAACCTGCTGACCTGCATCGGCTGCATTTTTAACCTGATTCTTGACCTTGTTTCCAGCATTAGGGTCAACACCAGCACCAATCGTAATATTGGTGCCCTTGCCCAAAATCTCCTGAAGTCCTTTAATAATAGCGTCCTTGGACGTCTTTTTATCAACACCGAAAGTTAAGCCGATCGGGTCTTTTTCAATATCAGTCTGGATACCAGCGAACTGTTGCTTTAACTGTGCAGTCGTAGTGTCAAGAACGACCTGAACTTTAATTGCGGTCACGGAAGAAGTATCGGTTGCTCCACTAGCACCAGAATTTGTATTAGTATCCATGTTGACCACCTCTCTTTTCCATTTTCAATACCTTTTCCTTTCAAAATAAAAAAGAGAAGCGGCCAGCTCATTAAAGCTGACCCTCCTCTCAAAATATTTTTTACAAATTATGTAATGCTGTTTTTACCAGCATTGTTGCTTCAACTTGAACAGGTGTTATAAACGGACGGGCAGGGCGTTTCGGTTTATCATCATCTTTTGAATACCCCATACTTGCCCAAGCAGCAATATCCATCCATAAACCGTGCTCGATCCAGTTTGCAAACATCGTTCCTTCGAGTGCATCGTTCTGTGCTTCGTCAAAAGCACCCCATTTTGGGCCATGCGGTCTAGCAATATCTTTTACAACCATCGTTATCACGTTGCCTTCACGAGTAACGCTACTAACAATATTTTTTGCACTGGTAATTCCATTTTTTCGACCATCTTTCGGATGCACATTCTGTTCTGCACTCACTTGCAAACGAGTTTCGATTTGCGGAGCAACACCTCGCACCGCTTCTTCAATTCCATTCGCAACACCGGCCAGTAAATCATCAAAATTTGTATACGAAGTAGCAAGACTTCCCATTCACTCCACCTCAAATCTCAAACCGATCCTTTGCGGACTGAATCTTTGTCGTATCCTTCTTGATGTAATACTTGTTGGTCACATCCGTGCCAGCATGGTTGAGCAGGGAAGAGACATCTTCCAGACTCATACCCGCATTCTTCAGCAGGGTAGCACCACTGTGCCGAAAATCGTGTGGGTGCAGCGTGGGCTCGTCAATCATCTCGCCAATTTTCTTACACCAGTCACCAGCCGTGCTTGAAGTAATCGGCATCCATGCACCATTGATTTTTGTACCAACAAACACATAGCCGCCATCCTCGATATCATGCTCAGTACGGTATTCCTTCAGCTCTTTCAAAAGTTCAGAAACTTCCTTGCTAAACATCAAGTCAACGATTTTTCCTTCCTTTTCCAGAACGTCATGCACCATACGGTTCTCATAGTCGATAGACTTCCAGAGTGTATTCCGCACAGCATTGACACGAGCCATCGTAGATAGCGAGAATAGTGCGTACAGACGCAGCGTCATCGCATTATCCTTCATGTGAACGGTGGTTGCAGATTCAACAAGAGCGTTCAGCTTCTCTCGCATCAACTTAACCTCATCAGGCGTAAGGTATGTCTGCTTTACGACAGCCACGTCCTTGGTCGGTCGGTCAATGAACTCCATCGGATTTTCTTTGATAATTTTCTTCTTACGAAGATACCGATATAGCGCAGAAATTGTACTCATACGCCGCTTCATACGAGCAGAGTTGTTTCCGTGCTTCTTACAGTAGAACAGAAATTCCTCAATATCCTCTTCCTCAAGTTCCGTCACGGGAGCGTTACCCTGATTGTCCAGAACATAAATCATCCACTGCTTGAAATCCGATTCATAATTGTAAACAGTAGACGGGCTGAGGTCACGGATACCCATATCAGTCTCGTATCTATCCCAGTATTTCAAAGACACTGGGTTAACATTCTTGAACTTCTCAGCATCCCATAACTTCAGCGGTTTACTTCTTGTAGCCATATTAAAATTCCCTCCAACCCACCTCTAAAAGTGTTTATTCCTTTTTATCTTTTGCCAGCACAGCAGAGATCTCCTGCTTATTGTCCAGCAGGGCAGAAGTCACTTCAGAAAACTTCTCGACGTCAAAGTCATTCAAGTTGCCCTTCACATCATTCAAATAGTTCTCCATAAAGTCAACGAAATTAGAAATAGGGTCAGGCTTCTTAATAATCTCGTTGAGCTTGCCACAGAGACCAAGAACAAGCCATTCCTTATGAGAACGGTCAATCTGCTCGTGAACGGCCTTCTCCAGAGAATCGTACTGATCCCAGAATGCAGAAGTATCACAACCAGCCTTGTTAATTTTGAAGTTAAAAGACTCGTAAGCAATACGCGGCCACTCACTCTGCGGCTCACTACGATAATCATAATCCGCAAAATACTTTAAAACGGTTAGCCGAAACACCACATCAAGCAGTGCGGGCTGATAATCACCGTCAATAGTACATGCCTTAACAACCTCATCAAGAAACTCGTTTCGCTCCTGAAAATTTAAAACCTTCATTTTATCTACCTTTCGTCTGTGCTTGCTTTAATTTCTTTCGCTCTTTTCGAGCTTTTTTTAGGTCGTCATAATCGACCCAGCCTCCATCAATTTTGGAGTATGTAATCCAGCGGTAATCTACATCAGGATACTTGAACCAGAACATCTTGCGTTTCATCAGCGCAACACTATCAGCGAATCCCTTTGTGTCAATCACTTGTTTGCTACCATCTCGATATGTAATTTCATAGTCCGCCACATAATCAATCTTCCGCACCGCTACGTCCTTTCCGTCCTTATCGACCCGGCGGAACGCTTCCTGCAGAAGAAAGGGGACTTGCTTACGACACTCTACAATTTCGCCGCTTGCCAGCCTTGGCAATACAATATCTCGATAAAACAACATTTCTGCTTTACTATCATAAACTACGCCATCATATGTTCTATCTGCTGGATTCTTACTGACATTAAACTTTGTTCTGCTCTTTTTCTCCATAAAATCACCACGAAAAACGAAGGGGCGGTTATGCCCGCCCCTTACGATTTGATGTTTTCTTAACTACCGGCTTCACGGGCGTCTCATCCTTTACATCACTAGATGATTCATTTTCAGCCATTACAGGCTCATCCATGATCTCATGGAAAACATCACGAACAGCAGGGATAAAAGTTTCTACCTCGGCTTCCGTAACATTCTTATACTTGCGCATCAAAAGAGTAGTCAGGTCTGCCTTTGCAGTCTCTTTTGAAATAATTCCCTGACGATACTGATTTACGGCAGTCCACACAAGAAAGTGCGGCTCAGTGTCACAAATCATTCGCCAAGGATTAAGACGCGCATCCTGCTCGCAATGCGGGCAAACCGGATATTCTTTTCCGCAAGTACGGCACCAATTCAGATTTGCCATTAGGCAGCAGCAGTCTCGATGCGGAACAGGCGCTTGTCTTCGGAGCAGTATTCCTGAGTAGCGCTGATCTTAACAGGATGAGTCAGCTCGTTGTTCAGGGTCATGTCGATAGCGCTATCCATCTTGGCATTCGGGAAGATGATACGCATCAGCTTCTTGTTTGCCTTATCGCAGGGATTGTAGCAGAATGCCTCAATCACGAACTCGCCCTCGGTAGAGAACTTATCGGCACTATCATTGATAGCAATACCCTCCTCGCTCTCGTACTGATACTTCACAACAAAGCGGTCACCAGCCTTCAGGCTTTCGCCGGTAGGCAGAGTAACCTCGGTGCCAGTAACAGAGAACTGAGACTCGGCAGTTTCGCCCAGCTCAAAGGTCTTCAGTGCATTGCCCTGACCATCGACCAGATCGATGTACTTAAAGGGGGCATTTGCAACAGCAGTCTTGGGGGTATGGGTCAGAGTCAGCTTCTTGCCGTCAGCAGAAGTCAGGTACTCAACAGTGGTAAAGACCTGCTTTGCCTCAGAGGAAGCAACCTCCTTCTTGGAGCCCATCTGCTCTGCCAGAGCACCCAGATGCATCAGAGCATTGGACCAATCTGCCTCTGCAGTCTTGCTCTTGTCGAATGCCATGATGTTAACGCCCTGTGCGTCCTGAGCATAAACGGTCTCGCCACCCAGAGTCAGCTTGAAATCCTTAACCTGATTCATGGTCCACAGACGCTTGCCGTTCAGATCATACTCGTGAATGCGATGAACGCGGTCAATAACGACCTCATTAAAATTAAAATCGCTCATAATATTCTTCCTTTCAATTTATTTGGATAAAATAAAAGAGCAAGGTCAATCAATCAACCTTGCTCGTCCAATCCAGTTGTGCTTTTGGAATCTTTCCAAATTCCACGGTGCCAGCGTAAACGCCATGCATCGTATTGTCGTATTTTTTTATTTGCTGAATCTTTCTTACATGATTCATGAATACACTCATAGGGTAATCCATAGCCTTGAAGTAATCCGCTTTAAAGCCGGACGAACACGCCATTGAGAGCACAAGCTCTGCAAGGTGTGGTTCATAATGCTTTGTTTTCTGATACTCCAAGTTATCTTTTGCTTCCTCTATCATTGCAATTCTTGTCGGTTCATCAGCAGCAAATTCAGAATGCTTTTCAATTCCATTCGCAGCACATAAGTACTGAGAAATTGTTTCATACACTACATGGTCAATACGAGTATCCGTAAGTCTGTTGTGCAAAACAATCTCACCACTTATGTTATCTTTTGCCATCATAAACCCAGAAGTGTCCATATCACCAAGCAAAATAGACATATCCTGATTTTTATTGCCTATAAAAAGTTGCCGGAACATTTCAAAATCCGAAACCTTCTGCCAATCAACCCCAACAGAGTCAAGCTGTGCTTTATAATCGCTTGATGTAGAACAGAATAAGTAAACCAACTGAAAATACTTTTGCTCTCCATAATCGATAATATCACCGACCGACGGCATGTAAATCGTAATTTTGTCATTGATTTTGAAATCTCTTCCACGCATCAAGCTTGGCTCATACATTTCTCGAAGTTCCATCAACCACACCCCACAAGGTCATCCAGATCCTGCGTCTTGAACGTCATAATTCTCACACGATGGTGTAAATCCATGTTGTCTTCGATATTGGATGTGATTTTAAGCTGCTTGATTCCAAAAATTGTACTGCCGTGTAGTTCTTTCTCCACAAGACCACTCAGATAGTCAACTCGTGTTGCGCCACCATGACCTTTCATCTTCATCAGCGCCTGGTTCACAATAACCCACACAGTAAGAGTAAAGTTTTCATACCAGTCGTTGACATTACTGCGGTCAGTCATGTTTACCTTAAAACAAATATAGCTGTGTGCTGCCTCAATCGTGTCGGGAATATGGAAGTATGGGAAGATATATGTATAAATCGCCTCGTCAGGCTCTTCAATATCGTCATTACCCATTGCTTCAACAAGTCCTTCAGTATTGACCAGCTTTAAAGCCAATTTGTTTTTGTAGTCAGTAATCAATTCACTCGTTGTCACAGCAAACTCACCACCTTACATTCGATAGATGTATTTGCCGTACCATCTGCATTTGTCAAAGAAATCCTAACAGTTGCGCCATCCATGATACTATTATTCAAAATACGAATTTTGAAAACATCATCCGTAGCAACCTGTGTTTCAACAAAGCTCTTGAATTCATCAAGGCAAATAAAACTCCACTTTGCAACTTCCGCAACCTCTTCACCCGTAATGCTTGTGAACACCGGAGTGAACTTTTTCCAAGAGCCACCAACACGAACTTCCGGCTTGCCTGCGTACTTAATAGTAGCTGTTACCTGAGAATCCGCATCCGGCTCATCACTCTTATTCGGCTCAAAATAATCACAAATCATCTTCTCGGCATTATCCGTCTTACTGTTGTACTGATCCTGCCGGATATTCAACACAAGGAACCCCTGTGTCTTGCCATGCAGTTCATAACGCTCTGTACTCTGGTCAACAGAAGTCGTAACATATGTTTTAGGCTCGCCATTGATAATTTCCAGCATAAAGCGCTTATCAAGGTCGATCAGTGCGGTCTCGTCATCAAAAGGCATCTGCACTTTATACTCACGTTGACTCAATGAAGTCATAACAATCTCCTTATTATTTGCGTAATAAGGCTTGCTCAGCGTTGCCCAACGAGAGACTATCTCACCAGTAATCGGATTTTGCCATTGAATCTGACGGTTACAAAGCTCCATTTTTCCACGAAGAAAAATTTCATCATTTGGTTCTATCTCAGTTACAAGCCATTTGCAGTTGTAGCAGTCAACAATATCACCAAGATTCAAAGAATCACCGGGATAAGCCCAGATCTTTTTCTCCTTGACTATACTATTACTACGGCTGACAACTAGCTTCTGAGGCAAACCATTTACTAAAGTATTATCCTCGTAGTCAACACTATCTTTGAAGTGTGCAGCGAAGTCACGTTTTGCAAAAGCAATTTTGACGTCCTTTTTGTTAGACATCTTTGCGGCACCACCAACAGCTCGTGCCCTCGTATAAAAGTCCATCGGTATACCTCCTTACTCAGAGTAGGAAGCGTATGTATCATAGTCGATGGTCTTACGCTTACGGGTCGAGCGGTCTTTTGCCATATAGTTATCCAACATTGTCATATTCTCCTCATGGATGTCTTTCACAAGGGCACGAATACTCGCACGCTCATTAGCAGGGGAGAATACCTGTAAACTTGTAGGAAGGTCTTGTGCGCTAAATGCCTTTAGCTTTCCAAATTCTCGTTTGAAATGTTGCTCCAACATCAGGTGCGCAAGCATATCAATTTCGTCGTATGTAAGGTCTGAATTGAATTCCTCTAACTCAGAATCATAATCATCAAAGCTAAAATTCTCTTCAGGTTCAATATTTCTGAAAATAACAGAAAGTGACTCCATTAAATAACTCTTTGCACGGTCATGCACAAGGTTTCTTACTTCATTCTCGCTCAGGTCAAAATACTGAAAGAAATTACTATCAGTTTCAACCAGCTCATAGAACTTGTCGTATATTTCCGAAAATGCGGTCACACTATCCCTCCAATCTTACTCGGCGGGAACGACCTCCGCCTTTTCTGCCTCTACCTTCTTACGGCCACGCTTAACAGTAGTCTTTTCTGCAGAGCTGTCCTGTGCAACAGGCTGCGCACCTGCCATCATAATAGATTGCATCTGTGCCATCATAGCCTGCATCTGCTTCTGCATTTCAGCCATCTGATTCTTTGCAGTCTCAAGTTCTGCCTGAACATCAGCAGGGGCAGACTTGGCTGCAGGTACAACAGACAACTCGCTGTTACGCTTGCCAGCACGAAGCTCCTTGTAACGCTCGTCAATCAGGCGCTTGACCTTAGTAGACAGATCTTCACCGGCATTGGTCATACGATAAAAGCGACCACGAATACGCTCAAACTGAGCGCCATCCTTAATGTCAATCATACGCTGAAGATTTTCGACAGTTGGATTCAGAATCGTATCATCAATATCTTCAATGAATAGAACATCGTCACCCTTAATGCCAATAGCCTTAAAGATTTCATTCTGCTCTTCAGGGCGAAAACGCAGAACACCATTCTTGAACGCAGAACAAGTGCTGTTCATATACATAATCTCCTCCGGCGGAATAGGAATCACACAAGGCTCTTCCACACTACCGGGCTCGAAAGTATAGCCCTTACCGTTCAGTGACGAAATGGTAACCACGTTATCGTCGCAGTTCAGAACGTCAATAAACTTCTTTTCCATCACGGAACTCATAATTTGTCTCCTTTTCTATAAAAGCGGAAGCCGCAAAGCCCCCGCCCAGATTTGCCTTTGGTAAAAATTACTGCAGAACAATCTTAGCAACGCGCTCGATATGATCAATGCTGTAGCCGAAGGTAAAGTCCTTGACCATCAGATGGATCTTTTCGTTGTTGTTGTCGTGATCCTCGTAAGTATGAGTCTCACCCTTCATGTCAAGGCGACCAATCTTGCCTGCGATACCATAAATCCGCTTATCCGGGATCAGCAGGGAACCATCACCCAGCTTCTTGGCGGAGCTAATACCAGTGATAGCAACACCATCGTAAGTCTTGACCAGACCATAACGGTTAAACTCATCCTTAGCTGCGTCAGACAGATACTCAGCGTAACCAGTCATACGACGCATCTTAGCACAATACTTCATCAGGCTGACAGTGAAGGGATTACCACCATCTGCGTACTCATTCAGATACAGAGACAGAGCGTCCATGTCCTGCATAGTGGGCTCCTTACCCTGTGCATCGATCTTCTGCTCACCACCAGGAATAGCGTCATCAACCATACTGAAGATGTCATAGAACATCTGGTTCTTCAGAGCCTCAGTCATAAAGGTGGTCAGAGTTGCAACACTCTTCCAAGCATTACGTCTTACTTCCACAAAGCTAAGGTCAGCCTCGATCTGCTTATTACGCCAGACGGGCTTAATAGTCTCGTAGTGCAGGTAAGACTTCGGCACGTTGCCGCCCTTAGCTGCATCATAAGCCTTCAGAGTGTTCTTAACAGTACGACCTGCCTCGTAATCATCAAACTCACCAACATTACCACGCTCAAACATAGAGTCCAGCAGCTCATCAGGTGCACCATACAGCTCATCAGTCACGGTGCGGTTAACAAACTGAGCAATCTCCTTGTTGGGGTCGCCCTTATCAATCAGCTCCTCAACATGAGCGCCAACAACCTCAGCAATTTCCTTGTCCTCGGCATCCATAGCGCGATTGTACTGAGTCTTCTCAGCAACTTCATAAACACGACCAGGCTGCTTCATCAGCTCGGCCACTTCAATATCCAGTGCCATAATTCATTTCCTTTCTCTTCGCGCAAAATAAAAGAGCTACCGCCAAAAGACGATAGCCTTAAATTTCACGTATCATATTCAAGATTTTTCTCTCAATCAAGCAACAGTCTTTGCCTCGGGCAGCACACTGATCATAATCAGCTTGTGGCCGTTATCATCCATCACACCAGCAAACTCAAAACGAGAAGTACCAGTAGTAGCAACCTGCCACTTACCGTCAGTGTTGACCTCCAGCAGCTTGCCGATATTGGTATCCTGTGCATCAGCAGTCTTGTACTGGTCAGTGCCGTACAGCTCGCCAGCATACATAGGAACGCGCTTCACCTGCACACCCTCCTTAATCTCGGTGACCATCTTATCATAGTCATCAAAATTAGTCTGGCTTGCATAGATGCCCTCCGGGATAAACTCATGGGCAACCATCTCGATGCCCTCAGCAGTAGCTGCGTCAGGGAACTTAACCTGACCAGCCTTGTGATCAACCTGAACACCCATACCGGTGACCATAGCGACCTTTGCGGCATAGTTAGCGGGAATATTCTTCGCGCCGTTCACCATCAGTTCACGAATCATAATATTTTTCCTTTCTCTCAAATGTTATTACTTACCCAAATATTCCCGCCATGCGTCACGCTTGTTAGCGCTAGTGGTGTTATACTTGGTTTCATTCAAATTCAGCTTGATACTCTCAGACTTATGTACCTCAGAGGTCTCAATCTTCTTTTCAGCAGGCGCCTTCTTGGCAGCTTCAACGCAACGCTCGGCAATCACACTCTTGATGCCGGTCTCGTCCAGATTATCAATCAGACTTGCGTAGTTGCCACCATCGGAAACTTCAGCTTCAGTAATCATCTTGCTGGAGATTGCGTACTGACGCAGATTCTCCTTCTTCTGTGCAAGTTCTGCAGCCGCCTTTTCTGCCTCTGCTTTCTCGGCCTGATCCTTATACGGAGTCAGTGAAGCAACCTCTTCCTTTGCACTCTGCAACTCAATGTTCAGGCTTGCAATAGTGTTATCCAACTCCGCAATCTTGGTATTGACATCAGAAATAGAAATGGTCAAAGTGATATTCTGCGGCTCGCCAAGAGAAACTTCATCGCCCTCAACAGTATAAGGGAACATAATGTAATCCAGCTCGTTCATGTAGCCCCACTTCTTGCACCAGATAGTGTGATCTTCAGGGAACATATCAGTCATGTAGTAATCAGAGCTAATCTTTGACACTGCATCTTCAAGCTTCATATACAGATCACGATCAGTCAGACTGGAAGTCTCTGGAGTGGGCTCAGGCTCACCAGCAGGTTCAGTGCCAGTTTCAGGCTCGGTCGGGGGAGGAGTTTCACCGCCTTCCTCGGAAGTTTGAACATCAGGCTCTGCCGGAGTAGTGGGCTCAGTAGCAGGTGCTGCGTCAGGCTCGCCAACGGGAGTCTGCTCTGCCTGCTCAGGCTTAGTGGACTCGACCTGTGCGGTCTGAGTCTCCTTGTCCTTATTCAGTTCCAAATTTTTTGCCTCCTTTTCATTAGATTCTATATTTGAAATCTCTTTTGTGTCCTCGATATAGGCATTTGCCAATTCAAGACCAAAATCGGTTTCAGCGACTTCAAGCAGTTTAGAGCACTTATATGCCGGTTCAACATTTGCACCAAGCAAGCAATGTGCAGTAAACACACCATCGTCAATGATTTTTGCCATGCGACCACCCACGATTCCCTTATGAGCTTTCAGCACATCAATTTCCCAACTGGTGTTTAACGTGCCACTCTCAATACGGCGCAGAATCGTCGCACAAGCCTTTGGATATCGCTTCCAGATCTTACAAGAGGCAACAATAAAGTCGGTATCGTCAATTTTCTCGATACCGACTGACTGAAAACTACCGAATGCATCAGTGTCAAATTCAGCAGTTTTGTATTCATTGCCATCATCGTCTTTTCTGGTGACGACTTTCATATTGTGACCGGAAAAATCCAGTTCACCCTTTGGAGCTACGACCAACTTACCAACAAGCGGGTTGCCAACCAGTGTGCTCATCCAACTTTCAATAGTGTCACGGTTCAAAGCAACCTGATTCCCATTTACTGAGAAATCACAGATGACAAACTTGGCAAGATAGTGGTCTGGATGCTCCGTAATCTCAGAGCAACAGATATTTCTACTATAGAAATACTCCTTACTCATCGTTCATCACCTCACTTACTATCTTCATTTCTCTGCTGGTCATAAATTTGTTTTTCAGTTTCCTCGCCCTTTGGACGACCTGTCTTTTTATCGCTGTCACCACCACCGCCGGTGTTACCGGTCGATGTATAAGAGGTCGGGGGAGCCACAAACACATCGTCATAACCTTCCTCGGTTTCAGCCTGACGCTTACGAAGTTCGTCTTCAGCATGAAGTCCCATATACTCATAAGCAGTCTTGTAAGAACAGTTCAAAGTGGTGAACAGGAACTGAGCAATCGCCTTCTTCATCTCCATACCCATCATTTCAGTAGTAGAGACCTTCACATCAGGGCAGTACATCGGATCTACACCTGCATCTTCAAGGCGAATACGATACCATCGCTTTAATACATCCTCAATCTGTTCTGCAATCTTGCCGATGTTTTTCATCAACTGGTCAAGAGACACCTTTGCAGTTGAAACAGTCTGCTGACCATCAGTGTTCAAGAAACTGATACCCAAAGCAGCCATTTCTCGGTTGCGATACTGCTTAACAGTCTCGATGTTCGTCATTTCAACCTTTGGCTCAACATACTTGATATCTTTTACATAAGGAGCGGTCGTCACAAGCACGGTATTTTGCTTCCAGGCACGCAGCAGGTTATCGTGTGCCGTCACCTGTTCAGAAAAACCCTTCTTATCGTTGTTTGGACCCATCAATGCAGGGTCAAGCTGTTGCCAAATGATTTTCTTTGCCTTTGCCTTAGCATTTACACGATCTGAAGTATCAAAAGTCTCAAGCATCAATGCCGGACGTAAGGCGCGGAATAGAGGAGAGACACCATATTTCTGCCCCATGTTGCCAATACGAATCACACCACAATGGTCAACATCCAATTTTGCATATGTGTCACCATTTTTAAACGCCTGATACACCTCGTCTGGATAGTTGTTTTGAATCTCAGTTTCCTGATTTTCAAAGAACAGTGCTTTATTCTTCTTATCCTTCAGCATAGATTTGCTCAAAGCGGATTTCAGCTTAGACATGTTGATAAGCACAACAGGTTGTCCATTTGATAGGTAATCACTTATCTCAGCAATACCAAGAGGGTAGTAGTCTACAATGTAGTTCTCATCCTTCTGACGCAGATATGTGATGTAAGTGCCTTCTGCATAAGTCATCGGAATAGCAGCACGCAGCAGACTTCGCACATTGATTTGTGCGTTGAAATCATCAATCACTTCACGGGCATAATTTACCTGTTTTGTCTTATTACGTTGCTCAGGGAACTGTGCAAAGCTGCACTTGAACTCTGTATTAACATTCGCCTCAATCGCATCATAAGTAATGCCAATCAGGTCATCTTTATTGATGTAATTACGGATGATTCCATTGACTGTCTGCACATTCGTCAGGCTTGATTGTAGCCCTCGTGCAAGTTCATCAATTCGGTCAACCGTCAGCGTCTCAGAGGAGGCTGAAATTTTCAGATATGTACTATACTGTTTATTTTCAGGATCGTAGGATGCGATAGCATGGCGGATAACATTGTCCATTCTTTCTTCCGAAAGCTCGTTTACAGACGTAAGCACAACAGTACCATCATCTGTCTGTGAAGCAGTCACGACATCAAAATCTTCCTTTTTCTTTCTCGCCACTCATTTCACCTCCTTTTAGAAATCTATACTGGAAATACAACACGGAGCTTGGTCTACAAGTTCAACGGCAGATTGACGCACTTTATCCTTACGACGTAATTCATATAGACGATGAGCAAGCAAAACAAGGGTGTACGCGCGATCATCATGAAGTTTGTTGACGCGATCGGGCGGCAACGCATACGTCACACTCGTATTTTCTGGGTTTGTGGTTTTCTGCATACTCGTGATCTCGTTCTTCATAAGGTCGATGTTCACCCATGAAGTTTGTTCTTCCAAGGACAGCTCATGAGTTTTCAGAATTTCCTGACCTGTCGCTTTGTCAATACCATCAACAACTTGAACGTAGTCTCCACCGTTATACTCAAGAGGGAAGTGAATTACACCAAGATTCATCAATTCAATCAATTCTTCAAACATTACAGAACGGTATTTACGAGGGCTGATAAGCCGCAACTTATCCACAGCGTCTGGATAACGAGCATCATATCCTTCATAAAGCTCATGGTTTGCATCGATAAAGCCACGATGCTCAACACCAGATTTATCAGTCCAATTGTTCAGTAAACCATCAGCATAAGTAGAAGTACCACCGCCACCTGCGCCTTGGTCAATCATCAATGTATCAATGTATTCATAGTCGGGATTTTGACCATTATAATGAAGAATCAATTCACGAAGCTCTTCAATCTGACGGTTAGAGTCCATTTTATATTTCTTCGCATTTGCAAGGTCAACCATATTTACACAATTGATAACATCTCCACACATGCCATTTTCTGGGTCATTATAAATGCGCATAATAGACACGATAGAGTTATCCATGGTTCGTGCAGGGTCAAAAGCAATCACATATTTATACTGTTTGTCCCAATAGATTTGAGGCAGATACTTTCGCTCATTTCTACGAACTGTACCCCACTTAACAATCTGATTTACACCACCATCACGGGACGGTCTATTGTAATATTCACGCATCGCTTTCTCTCGCGAAACTTTAAGTGCCGCATCGACTTTATCTTGAGATAGAAGCGCTTTATACGGCTCTCCGTTCATATAGACATGAATTGCAACATCACAAATCATATCGCACACGAAATAATCACGGTCTCCAGCAATCATGCGTTTGGCAAACTGCTTATAGTATTTATAAAAAAGCTTATCCATTGTATCTTGGCTAGATGCGTACACAAGCTGGTTTGGGGCCTGTCTTGTTTGCGTTTCTGGATTATAGCTTTTATCAGTATCGGTAACAAAGTCTCTGTCCTGAGTTGTAAACGGTTCGCAAGCTGCAATCAGTTCGTCAGAGCAGAAGGCTGCCTCATCAAAAAACAATAAAGTTGCACGTTTTCCTCGAATGGAATCCGGCTGTGAGTTTAACGTAGTTATTGTGCTTCCATTATAAAATTTAGTAGTATACCCGGCGGGATTATGACTAAAGCCACTCTTATTTGTTGGGCTCTTTTCAGTCTCTTTTTCTGCAATATCTTGCAAACTACGAATTGAAGCCGCTGTATTGCCTGAGCGGGTGACAATGCTCTCAATCTTGTTGAACGTCTCCTTTGCCTGATCACCGACGCTGCTAACGATATAAATAGCTTGGTTTTCGTACAAAAGTGCTTTCAAAATGATGAAAACAGAGCCGACAAATGACTTGCCAAAGTTTCGGCTACACGCCCACACGACATGTCCAGCATTCCAACTTTGTTCAAGCATATATGCCTGAGCGTCAAATAGTTGGATGCCTAACAAATCTCTTGCAGCAATGACAGGATTGCGCCGATAGAACGCAATCGTTGCCGCATCACACTCATAAATCTTACGTTTTACGGCTGTAATGATAGGCGCTCTTTGTTTCGTTCTCATACGGCATCACCATCCGTATCTTTTGCGCTTGCGTCAATACCGGCATCTTCCAACAGCTCCTTGAGCCGCTGATTCTCAATCAGAGACAGCCTGTATTTTTCCTTGGCGTCGTCGCTTTCTTTTTGGAACTTATCAATCAGTTCTCTCTGTGTATCGAAAATTTCCTGCATGTCATTTTCGTCAAAGAAAGCATTTTCCTTGATTGCCTTAACACTCATATCTGCCGCCCATTGAGTGCCCGGAGACCGTAACTGGTCGTAGAAGTTTGCTTCTGCACCAGCAATATCCTTCTCGCGCATATCCTTCATCAAGAATGTGAGTGTGTTGCGCCCAGCATCCTTATTGGAACGGTTCTTGACAGAAATCTCATTTTCCTTGGCAATTTTATCGTTGTTAGAAACCAGCTTAACCTTGATATCATTCAGGCTCTTGATAGTGTCTGCTGAATTCATCGGGTCAAGCTGTGCAAGTCTGAAATCAATCTTACGAATCTGGCCGTTATTGATGACAACCTGAATAATCTGAGATAGCTTATAAGGATCGTCCTCAATACCATCTTCAAAATATTTAATAAGGTCACTAAACAAATAACGTCTGTCGTTTTCAGAGTGTCCTTCAAACGGATCGTATCCGACAACCGAAACAACATCATCACGAGCTTGAATTTCAGCCTTTGACCACTTTTGTTCTTTTTCATCTCGAACATCCAGAGCATTCTTATTCAATTCACCATTTGTAAGAACGGTTGCAAATGTCTGGAATTGATACTGCCGACACGAGAGAGCTCTGGCGTACATTCCTGGTTTGCAAGAGCCGGAGTTCTGAACAATAGAATCATAAAGACTGTTATAGAATGGAAAATCCAACATATGACAGAGAATCATACATGCTGTACGTTCACTCTCATATCGTTTCGTGTACTCATCGAATAATTCATTGACACATTCCTTACAAAGAGTAGAGAACCCACCTCGATTTTTAAATAATTGAGAAAAGCTATTTTTATAAAAATGTCCAGTGGGAGTTTCATACGAGTGTTCACAACGAGTACATTCCCATTTTTCCTTGGTAGGTATAGATGCCTCGACGGAATCTAGTACCTTTTTCTTTCTCGGCATCAATACACCTCCAATCAAAATCAAAAATAAAGCCGTAGAACGTGCGCACATCCTACGGCAGCAAATACACCCTCTAATGTGCTTGTAAAACAGAGGCCGAGAGTGTTTCCTTCTATAAAAGACCTATCATGATACGCATCGTTGAGAGGCTTAATAGGTTCTGTTCTTAAAAAGTGTCTCTCACATGGTACACACTACAAGTAAGCGAGTGAGAGACTAATCATCTATTTGAGCTTGCTATGTTCACGACATTTATGTCTGTAACATACCTCGCACTGCCAGCAAACCGGCATAATAATCAAAATAAACCTACCGCCAGAGGGAGTAGAAAAACTGACGGCAGGCTTGCAAAAGGGGAGATGCTGGGTGCAGAGGGTGGATTCGAACCACCGACCTTCTGGGTATGAACCAAACGAGCTACCTGACTGCTCCACTCTGCGTTATATGATGCCTAAGTGTCACCTATCTCGCAATCGTGTGCGCACCACGGATTGGTCATAGTTTGACTTCGGACTTATCTCCAACCGCGAATTGAAAATCATTTTGTTGGCACGTCCATCCCGAATTGAACAGGAAACACGCGGTTTTGGAGACCGCTGCTCTACCAAATTGAGCTATGGGCGCATAAAACCTACCTTTTAGCCGGTGGTAGGGAACCGGTATAATATAGGTCCTCCGGGAGAAGGACTGGCGCGGTCTCAGAGATTCGAACTCTGGCATCGGGTTTGCCGACCTAACGGTTTTCAGGACCGTTCTCTTCAACCACTTGAGTAAGACCGCACAATAACCCTACTTTCCTGTACAGCTACCTTTATATAAAGGTGTAGGGAATAGCCGTACAATCTTTGGTGAGTCAGGTTGGAGTCGAACCAACGATGTTTCTAATGTCACGGACGAATGTTATAATGTAACAACGAATTTTGATGTATCAAAAGTAGAAGATTTTGGACCATATTTATTTGCGGTTTTCATCAATGTAAATGTTTTTACATTCCCGGACTTTTTAAGTTCTTCAAATGGGATGAGCCACATTTCACAATTTTTATTTGCACAAAATATGTAGTCCAATTCTGTATGATTTAGAATACTATCGTAAACACCGCCTTTGGTTCCACCGCTGCTTCGCATACTTATAACATTATCATCTGTCGCAGTAAATTTACATTGAACAGACATAAAATGTCCGTCTTTCTCAACAATCAAGTCATACCATTGTGTGTCATTTAAAGGAACTGATACTGTATAACCATTCGTTCCAAAATATGCAATCGCAAGTGATAAACCGGCTCTTCCGCGTTTTTGATTCGTATCAACTACCAATATTTTCACCTCATTACTTCAGTCCGCTATCTTCGCCACTGGATATACTGACCCATAATAAAACAAGCATCCATCAAGCCATCCGAGCTAGTTGAATTGTTCTCGTGTTGATAAAACGCTTGTTTTAGACTTTTAAATCTTCGCATTAACGTAGCGAAACACGAATAGCTTATCATTTCATTCCGCAGAACTACTTTGCATCCAATCATCCATAGATTAAGTTGGTCTAGGCGGTAGCAGCTATTGACCGCACAGCTTGGAGCCACCTGTAGGAATCAAACCTACGACATATGTGGTACGAACACATTATTCTATCTACTGAATTAAAGTGGCATGGAGCCAGTGACATGATTTGAACATGCGAAATCCATAAAGGCATCGGGATTACAAAACCCGCGTTCTACCAACTGAACTACACTGGCACAATAAGCTGGAGCAATCACTCCAGCCCATAGAAAAGGAGACAACAAATGATGTCCCAAAGCAGACCTTGCGGTCGTACTTCTTTTTTAATTACCCACTTATTGGTAGGGTGTCACCGCTTTTAATTCAAACGCACGATGCGTGTTTTATCTTCATTCAACCTTCCGAATTTATCCTGATAAACCAGAATAAATCCTTCTCGTTGAGATGGGGTTAATTTTCCATCTGCGTAATCCATTTTTGACGTTTCACAACAACAGCCTTGCTCATAAATTACAGAATTACCGATATCATAGTGACCTGTTTTATGAGTGTGTGCCATCACGATATTGTCAAAGGAATAATCATTATCCTTGAAATACCGATATGCCTTTTCTGCCGTTTTTAACATACCGCTGGAATAAGCAAGTGGATGCACGAAAATTGTTTCACCAACAAAACTAAACCAAGTATCGTTATAAACGATCTCAATACCACTGTCCTTGAAAACATCAATCAAAGGGTCGTAATGAACCTTAGTATGAAGCTCCTTGTTGTAATGATTAAAGCCATCAACAAAAATAAGCTCCAAAGATGTCTTTGGCATCAGTTCAAGCAAGTCGGTGTCCAGATTCTTAGCAAGATAATTCTGGAAGCGTAAGTCATGATTACCATAATTGACAACAACTTTCTTAGGCTGAAGCATCTCAATCAGGTCAATCATATACTGACGTGCAATCAGAATTTCCTCCATTGGACTCTTACGATACACTTTATTAAAACGAGAAATGGCCTGCGCATCTACCAGATCTCCGTTTATCTGAAGAATATCAATCTTACCAGCGTACTCACTAAAAGTCTCAATAGGCTTCTGGAATGGAATATGTAGGTCGGAAATAGACAGAATGCAGGTTCCCACATCTCTATTAGATAAGGACTCCTGATACTGCATACCCGCACGGAATGCCTTAAAACGCTTGCGATATGCGCACTCACCAAAATTCTTACCCAATTCATCATTGAGCACTTTAGATGCGCCATCCCAAGTCAACTCTCTAGCCAGAACAGCATTCCCGATTCTTACAAAGAAGTCATCACTCGTTTCTTCTGGCCGTTTATTATAGCAACCCATTAGCATCAAGCCGGGTCGCCCAGCAGCTCATCAGAGGTGGAAATATTGATGGTAACACCCTCAATACCATCCCACTTTGCCAGAGCTTCCTTCAGATTAAAGACGTTCTCGCCGTCCTTGGTGATCTCGGTGATAGTGCCCTCTGCAGTATCAATAATAGCGTTCTTAAAAACAACACTCTTCTTAGCAACCATAATTTTATTCTCCCTTATATTTTATTTCAAAATTCCAACATGTCCGCCCACTGACTTACCCAACCACGATAGTTATTGGTAAGCTCACAAATAGCGGTTCTATCGTGTCCACGAAAATGTTCCAAATATTTTGCAAAACCGCTTTTTTCTGGAAACTTATACAGGTCACACTGACCAGTATGTCCGATCACAATGGTCTTACAGTTTGAACAAATTCTAGTAAGGACCTTCTTCAACTCGTCCCCGAAATAGTTCTGCGATTCGTCGCAGATCACAACAGCATCCTCAAAGTTTACACCACGGGTATAAGTGTGCGTCATGCATTTTACATATCCGCCATACTTAGATACTTCATCGTCTTCCTGAACAATCAGTAGATTAGGATCTTCACAAATCTTCAGGAGTGCTTCACGCAGAGGTTCCATGTAAGGCGCACTCTTTTCGGCCTGTGTACCAGGTAGATAGCCTTGTTTCTCCTCTTGCGTTGGGGACACAATGTAAATAATCTGCTTATAAAAACCATATTTCACTAACAAATTCGCTACGCCGACGGCAATAGTAGTTTTTCCACTACCAGCACGAGCGTTGCACATGACTACATCAATATCTGGATTCCAAATACTATCTCTGAACGCCTTCTGTTCATCGTCGAGCGTCATGCCATAAAAACTAGAATAGACATCCAAACTCTGAGGGACATCCTTCTTGATACGCATTTCAGTCTTGTCAGAAGCCATATATCACAACGCTCCATCAATTGAATTCATAAAGAAGATGCGATCCTTCTCATCGACATAGAAGTTCATCATCTCAGGAGAGGGGAGACCACCATTCATCAGGTTAGTGATCTCTTCTGGCAGTTGAATTTCAAAGTCCAATAGTCTATACCTCGTTCTTTCAAAGATTAGTAACGTGCGTTACGCTGCATCTGCTTCAGCATTTCGACAGCGGCAATATTAAAAGGAAGCAGCTCAAGATATCGAGCGGACTCCTCCAGATACCGCTTATGTCGGGTCTTTGCAATGCAAGCATGAGGAAAGACCTTTCGTACAGCCTTCGCTTCGGACTTAGTGATTTCAATCATTAGGTAAAACACCCTTTCAAAATAAAATAGGTAGGAAGAAAACAAGCGTCCTCGCTCTCTCCCTACCATGACTTTCCGCACTGTGTTTTACTCTGTATATGTAAAATTATAACGTATCTACGTTAAAATATCGCACTTTTTCACATTTCATAAATCAAACATTTTTCTATTTTGTGCGGTTTTTTCAATATTTACATTTTTGGCGCACTTACGACAGTATTTTTGTCTGCGTCCGGTGCGAGCAACCATCTTTCCGCAACAATCACACTTGATGTATTCTTTCCCACAATACTGACTCCACAGAATACCAGCATTCTCAAAATCGTCCACGAAAATCTCATGAGGAGAATCCGGCTCCGCAATTAAAACATGGATATTCAAATTGTCAATCTTTTTCAAGCTGGCAAACCCAATAAAGCCAAGATTATGTAACTCACAAATCATCTCGTTCTGTTTTTTTTCATTCACGGATACGTTTGCCATCCTGAAGATATCAGCTGTGTCTTCCGTGATCCAGTAGTTGCATTTTTCATTAACGGAAATATGATATTTTGCTAGACACAACATCGTGAACATCAGACGCTGCATCTGCTTGCCTTCAAGTGCTTGAATCTTCTCAACCTCTGCTTTTGTAATGCACACACCATCAAGTTCCACCATAGGACGACCTTTAGCAGAAGCAATCGCTTTATCAATCAGTTCTCTATCCAGAACCTTGTTGTACCCTTCGAAATGACGCAACATATACTCGTTGAGCTTTTCTCTTACGTCATCCTTTGAGTATCCCTTATAGAAATAATATTTCGCTACATAATGCAAAACATGCCCCGCCTTCTTCCAAGGCACATCCTTCTCTAGCCACTCTTCAGCATAAAGAACTTCATTCAATACAATCATCCGCACCCTCCTTGCTATTCATGTTGACCAACACATCCTTGAAACGCTTGCCATCATATTCAATATCGCCATTCTCATCCTGCACGAGAGAATGCACCATACCGTTATGGCGTTCCAATAAGCGTTTAATCAAAGTATCGTGAAATAGTTCCCAGACTATTGCAATACTGGATGCATTCTTCTTACAAAGATCAAGCATGATGTCGCAAAGTACATCGTCATTAGAACACTTATCGTGAAGATTGCGGAACATACTTTCCTGATACAGCGCAATTCGCTCCTTGCGGTCTGCGCCGGTTTCCTTATTATTATTTCCGTTACCAGAATTGATTGCGTTGCCACGAGCAAATCTCAAATAGTCCTTAAAGATAGAGCGGATACCATAGTATTGAGAATTAGTGTACTCAACGCCAGACTTGAGCGAATCGTAATCAAACTTGCGCTTTATCTTGAGTCCTTCTTCAAAATCTTCCAGCTCGTCCTCAACAGTCCAGCACAAGCGGTTCATGGTACAAGAATTGATTCCGACCGGCATCCGATAGAGGTAATACTGGATAACCATTTCATCCACATCGTCCTTGACGGTCTTTTGCATAATCTCATCCAGACCGGCAAATCCATCCCACTTGATACGCTTGCGAGCTGCGGCCACATACTGCTTGTAATCACGCATCTGAGCAGGGTAGATGTAGCTCATAAAGTATGGCTTACGCCATGCGCAAATACTACTCCAGAACTTCTTATCCTCGATAGTATCAGGATTATCATCGTCTTTAACGGCGCAAGCTTTATTGTCATACCAGTATTGCGGCATATCTGTCGTAGCTACGCCCTTTATTTTGTCGATCGCGTTCTGTTGATAAAGCTGTCCGCAGATAATGCGATACGTAAGTTCATCGTATTCTTTACTACCTTGCTCAAATTTACTTCGCACATCAAACATCGTTGTAATTCGGTTTGTTGTACGTCCAATATTATCTCCAAATCCGCTGATATTAGATTCAATAAAATCCTTTTCGGTCGGAATTTTTTTCTCGCATTTGCGCTGGACACAAAGAACGACAGGCTCATTTACCCATTTATCAATGAGAACTCTATTGTCTGTAGAAAATGTAAGGTCGGCATCGAAATCTTCACCGTTAAGTGCTGCACACATATTATCCCACGCATTGGTGATAAACACGGACTTCATATAGCGATACCAGTATTGGCAATCATCAGATACATTCAAATTCATGCACCGAATATTTGCCATCTGACTCATAGGAGCTCTAAAACAAGCAACCCTCTTGACGTCTCTATCATTCCAAAAACGACTGTAAACCTCACCGGCCTTCAATAGTCCGGTTACCTCCATCCGAAACATAGACTGGCAAAGCGCATATGGATCGCCACTCGCAACTTGAAAATTCCCTCGTACCTTTACAACACCCGTTTTTGCCTGAGAGATTCGCTTTTTAATAAAGTATCGAATCCGATTCTGCACATAAGGGTCGTTAATCATTTCCGGCTCAATCATAAGAGCCTTAATATAGTCGTTTTCCAGACTGTTTATGTAATTCGGGTCATCACGCATTCCACTACCACGCAAATACAGCAACGCATCACGCCAATCACCGCCCATGACGCCCTTGATTTCGTCCAAAGTCGGCTTTACAAGCTCACGAATCTCATCATTCGTAAGCTGATAGCTTTGAATAAACTGATAATTCAAATTGCGCTCCTCATCAAGCTCCAACTCACAAGTCTTGGTTACAGAGAAGTGATAGTGGTTCTCTCTACAGTTTTCAAGATAGTCCTCACAACTATGGTAACTATCCCAGAGCTTTAACATAGAGGTGCTAAGAACGACCTGAATTCTATTGATGTCGCGATAATCTCCCCATGCGTCCTTTAACATATTCTGTTTTGCTATCTTCTTAGCGAACTCACGGAAAGGGAAGGGAAATAACATGCCTTTACAGAATGCATTCCGCACACAGAAACCAGACGCAGTAGATGGCAACTTCAAATCCTCACTCCACTGTTGTGCAAGATCATAACTAATAAGTCCAAACCCATCATTCGCACACAGCTCGCAATCGTGTTCCTTATCTTCAACTATCGTAGGTTCTCCAGACACTCCATCGTCCAGAACAACAATATGGTCTTTAAAGCGCGTGTAGCAATCATCTATAACAAGTACACCATCAGGGTCAGTAACCGGAATAGAAGCGGAACAAGCAAGAGCTCTGTATGCTTCCAGCTTTGCCGGAATAAACTCCATTCCTTTATTACGGCCATTATCGATTCGCTTGCGGATCTCGTCAACAAGACGGTCACTCACAAACACAATCGTACTATTCTTAACGCCACCAGTGGTTCCAACCAGACGACGATACGTGATTCCATTGATTTTAAATCCCTTTGGAGAACACGCCCGGCGGTAGTCGTTCTTCTTATCAACCACCAAACACATATAATCCGGCTTAAACTGAACTGCGTCCAGCTCAGTGTATAATCTACGAATCTCCCGGCGGTTCTCTAAGCAAGACGGCTCATTCCGCAGCATCTTGATTCTACGCTTAATGCTCCGTGCTTTAGCCTCTGCGTCTGTAACACCGTTCAACTCATCAATCCATCGTAGAACAGTGCTATCAGCCAGCGAGATGATCTCGTGGTTTCGTCTGGCTTCATCTAATGGTAGGGTTAAATCCCATTTTGCTTCAACCAGACGCTTCGTATGGATCTTAAAAACAAACTTCTGGCAAGTTTGCTGCTTTGCCATTCGGCAGTCACCTCCGTATTCTTCTGAATCGTATCCTGTATTGTATAGCTATAAAGAAAAAATATAAAATTAGGCTTTTACAGAGAGCAACTCTCGCTATCTTCCATAGCCTTGAGCCAAAGTCGTTCACGCTCCTGATAGAGCTCATCCAGCATATCATCAGCAGTTTCGTACTCGCTGCGTGTTAGGCTGGAACTATTCATGTCACACACAAGCTGCTTAATCTCTGCGTCAACATCCTCGTAAGTTCGCATCATTCATCACCCTCAATAGTCTTTAACCGTAATCGTCTGCTCGTCCATAATAGCACCACAGGCACCGCAGAACAGTGTACGGTCAATTCCAGTAGAATTATGACAACTGGAACACTCACAATACAGTGATTCTCCAAAATCCGCCTCATGTTCAATCCAATGAGCATGAACCACTCGACGGAACTCACCGCCAGCAGATATTTCTTTTTCAAGAATGCTCTTTGTGTATTGCATTGCCATATCGCACCATATACCACCAATAGACTTTGCATTACCTCTGACCCTAGGACGAGCGAGGGCACTATCGAGGACGCCAATCAATCGTGTTGCATTTACAAACTTATCCATCACTTAACCTCCTTAGCTACCAAACGAATCGTCTCATCAATCCATTCAAGCTGCGTCAGTAAAACGTCCACTGTATCAGCATCACTCTCGGAAATATTCAAATCCTTAATCTTATGTAAAGCCCATTCAAGGTTCGGGTAATAGTCAACCGTAACCTCCTTTACGCCAGTGCCCATCTCACCAGTCTTTGGATTCTTGCCAGCTGGCCGCTGCTCAACGATAACGAGATTTCTCTCATCGCAGTTTTTAATAATGTATTTACCAATCTGTACACGCATCTCTTAGCCCTCCTTAAATATTTCTAGCGGCCTCAAATGCGGCCACATCGTTCATGAAATCATTGATATGTAAATACTTGTCAGCCTTCCGCACAGTCTTAGGCTTGAACTCTCGGCACTTGCATCGCACCTCGTCACAAGTGGTAAAGCAGGGAATCTCGTACCGGCATTTCGCACACACATGCTTCTTGTGAAACTCCGGCAAGCGCCCAGCTGCTTGATAACTCTCATAAGTTACCTTTAAATCAATCCAGTAGGGGTTATCAAAGTTCATTGTATTCAACCTTCTTTCAAATCTCACCAATTAAATCATCAATATTAAGACCACAATCCAGCACATTGCTGCCAGCTTTCTTATTACTATTTTCTGCTATCTTGTCCGCCAACACCTTATCGACAATATCTGCTTCAAAATTCATAACGCATTCTACATTTACGTTATCACGAGCTGCCATTCTCGCATTCGCCTCAGCCACAAGTCGAGCCATAAGTTCTGCATCCGCAGACTCTTTATCCGCATCCTGCATAATTTGCGCATATTGTTCTTCAGTTAAACCGCTGCCAGCCAAGAAATTGTCAATATACAGTTTTTCGATAATCTTGCATCCATGGTCTTTTTGGTTCAAAGTAACCAGTAGCTGGTCGGTAGACTGACGAATTGTGTTGTCAACCATATCTGCCACCTGCTGGTTAGTCAACTTAACTTTTTTATATTCAAATTCCTTTCGGATTTTTCTTTCAATTTTATTATTGCCACCCCATGGCTTCTGCTCTTCCAGTCTCCGCTCAACATCTTCGTGTTCCTGAACTCTTGTTGCCACGATGACTTCCTTATTAAAGATCATTGAAGACAACAAGCCGTCACAGACAATCGTATTTAGCTTTGCCATCATCTGTACAGCAAGTTCTACATCTGCTGGGTCAATCTTTCCAAACCTGCGGGCAAATAGATTCATTGTTTTTGGTTCAACAACAATTCTATAAACCTTTTGAATGGTACTATACGTTTGCTCTTTTTCAAATTCCTCTCTAAGTTTTGGGTTCAGTTTACGATAGAAATCTCTCATCCGACCAGTTTGCCAAAGATCCCGTTCAGTTGCCGGAGTTCTACCATCAGACAATGTGTAATCTTTTAGTACCTCGGCCTTCAATCGCATGTATGTCAGATTCTGTTTATCAGTTAATGGGGTTATGACAGCACGGCCATCGACATAATCAATGAATGCCCTCGTCTCCTCATAGTCCAACGCATCATTTACCTTTAAACCATGCAGGGCACTATCTAGCCAAGTTTTCAGTTTGACACTTCCGACCATTTTCCGAAACGCCTCGGCAACAGCCTCATCATCTTCCGTCTCGGCATTTCGTCCCCACCATCTGTAATCACGCCCAACCATTCCACAGGTCTCCCAGATGTCTTTCTTCTCCCATAGCAGTTTAATGCCGTCACATGGTTGCGACTGACAAAGGGCGTTGAAGTGGTAGACGAGCAATTTCTGAATAAGGTCAATAAACTTTCTGTTACCACCAACTGGCTTTGCCGGAAGTATTTCATCCTCTGGCCGTATACTTTTTATAATGATTTGCCGACCAGCCTTCTTTAGGACCACGAATCTGTCCAGCTCTTCCAAGAATGCAGGACGACTATTTCCTGTAATTGGTTTGCCTTTATCGTCAAGAACTTCGAGACATCTTGCAAGTTCAGAAAAGTTCTTGAAAATCTGACCAGCAGATAATTTTGAAATCATATAAGGTGTTACTTCATATGCTTTAGCCATACATTACCTCCTGTTTTTGTACATCAAACCTGCATATATAGAATATGTAATATCAGTTTTGATGTACAAAATTCATAATTTGTTAATATTTAATTGTACTTTAAATTCTGTAAGGTTCTATCAACCCCAATTCTTCTCGCAAAATATCTTTTAATGGTTTACTCGACTTGAAGCTATGGAGCATAAGCGACATAGATTCAATTTGAGTAAACCTACGAGCGTCCTCAGACGCGAGATCCCTCTCCACGCCCTGTCTGGAAGACTGCTATAAATATCCACCACAGTCATTCAATCACTAACTCCTTTACCGTATCCTGTATTGTATAGCTATCTACACTCATTATACCATGAGAATGCCAAAAATTCAATAGCTATCTAATACAGGATACGAACATTCTTGGCGCCTATTATAATAAGGTATGTTTCTGGGAGGTATTGTTCTCTATGAAGGACATCCAGATGCTTTGTATGCTTTATATGTTCTGTGTAAGCTGCCAGAGGCTACAATCATGCTTCTTGTATGTCTTTGAAGTCTATGAGAGTGCTGTTCAGATGCCAGATCAGTCCATTTATGGTAACAGGGGAGTACAGATGGGTACAAATAGGTATTTTATGCTCCGAAGAATGGTCATTTTCGGTACATTTATAGTACACATCGGAAAAAACCGCATGGATCCTAGGTTTTTCAGACTTTTATTGAGTCAAAAAGGAACAAAATAGGGGATGAAAAGGTACAAATAAAAAGAAAAACTAGCCAAAATATAACGAAAATACGTTAAATTCTAGCTAGTTACCGAATGAGCTACCGATTGAAAAATAGCGATTTTAAGCCATTTTTAGGTATTTTTGATGGAAAAGTGAGTGACTTGTTGGTGTATGTAGGAGAGGGTATAGGAGTGTATTTTTGGATATTTTTGTCAGGGAAAAGTGTACCCGGGGTAGGGTAGGAGAAGCGTTAAGAAATTATTTATTGACAGATTGGGAAGGATAAAAAGTAGCAGTGTTGGCTGCCAATAGGAAAGGTATTGGTGGAATTATTGGGAATTGTTTGGGATTAAAAATAAAATAATATGTAAAATATTACGATAAATCGTTATTTCTTGAGGATGAATGAGAAAGATGTACTGGTGGCTCGGCCTGCTGCCGGGAACGTCCAAAAAATGGAAAGTATCCCCTATCTGGTTCAGTGCTGGAAATGCTCATTTTCCGGCACTCATTCCTAGTACTTTACTAGGAATTTTTGGTGCAGATTCAATCCATAGCATTTTACTAGGATATCAACAGGTCACAATTCCTAGCACTTTGCTAGGATATCTGATTTAATTCATAGCAGCCTAGTATGAATTGTTCGATTGCACTTGTAACCATTTTGTAACTTTTGTTACTCTTTTGTAACTATTTCATTCTTGTTACTTTCTTGTAACTATTCTACCAAATTCTACCATTTGCCTTTATAATGTACCCGTGTGCGCGTGCGCACACACACGCCCAGGCGCACACCCAGGGACTCTAATAGGTACGCGCGCGCGAGATCAAACTATTTTGGTATTTTCTGAAAAAATGGTTACAAAAAGGTTACAAGTGGACTAGACGGGTTGACGGCATGGACTAGACGTGATAGAGTATAGGCACGGGAACGGACTAGACGAAAGTTCCCGAACAACGCGCGGTCGGATGGCGCGGGAAAGTTCCCCGACAAATCGTCAAATAGTAAGCGGTCGTTCCTCGAACGAAAGGAAGTGCAAAAGCAAATAGTACAGAACGGCGCTCATGCAAAACACCACGCTTAACAGGCGGGTACAAGGGTATGACGGTTTGAACGTGTACACACAAAATCAGCCCTTCAATCAGTCGAACGGTTGAATAAATGGCACGGCGAGCAAGGCGGTCGGAATCCGTACTTGTTCAAGTGGTTCACCTTGCAAAACAGGTCGGGACTGATTCCAGATTGACAGAATGCGCTGGAAGGATAAAAACAATTTAACCGTTTTGAAAGAATCCAAAACGCAAGTTTTGGCAACGTTTCAAACGCAAGCTATCAGTTTGTTACTTTTAGGCGGTACAATGCAACCTTGCATGGTTGAGAAAACAGAATATTTTTGCAAAGATACGCAATTAGACGGCGCTGGACTTCAAAAGTTTGGCGCTTTTTGTTTGGACTTCAAAAGTTTGGACTTGTCGCGGACAATAGCAGAAATATACTGTTTTCGCGGTTTTTCCGCATAAACATTTTTATGTTTATCACGACAATTAAAGGTTAGACTTTCCACCGTAAAAGTCAAAAAGCATGGTTGAAGGGCTGTTTTGGCAGACAGAGGGTAAACCATGCTTTACAGCATACATATTTGCCCATCGTGGGCGAACCATAGGCTACAGGCAGAACCTGGAATTTTGTCTGTAGCACTTGGCTTGCTCATAATAGCAAGAAGTCCGTACACACATTATAACACAACAAAGGAGAAAATACTATGTCTACTACTACCATTCTGTCCGCTATCAACTTCAACGCTACCGCAGCCGCAGAGAAGAACCGCACCACCGGTGCAGCTGTTGCCCTGTTCAAGAAGGGTGGCAAGGAAGTCAACACTTCTGAGAAGGCTCTGGGCAGAGACTGCCTGAAGGGTATCACTGCAGAACAGTACGAGACCTATTGCAAGGCCGTCCGTGCTGTCTATCTGGACGCTGATTTGCTGGCACGCTATGCCGCAGACGCGGACTCTGTTCAGAAGATCAAGACCTTCTACTTCAACGATCTGGCAAGCCTTACCACCGCTATCATGGGCGATACCTTCAAGGTCAATGACGTCTTTGCAACCTTCACTGTTGAGCAGTTCATTGAGCAGAGCGTGGGCAAGGTGCGTGCATTCACCGCTACAACCGCAGGCCATGGCTACGACACGGAAGCAGAATCTCAGACCAAATTCGTAAAGTGGGTTGAAGCATGGTTTAGTGCCAACGCAAGCGGTGTTGCTATGCTCTCTATGGCAGAGCGTGACCGCCGTGCAAGCGTCCGCAAGCTGTCCTCTAAGGTTGTGCGCCTTACTAAGAGTGTTGAGAATGCAGAAGAGGTGCTGTCTAGTGCCAAGAAGGAGCTGGATTCCCTCAAGAACAAGAAGGATACCAACGCAAAAACTCTGGAAAAGAAGATGAAGGCTGTTCAGGGCATGGAAAAGGATCTGGCAGACGTTAAGAAGAGCCTGGAATCTGCTCAAACTAAGCTGGCAGACCTTCAGAGCAAGGATTTCACCAACGACTTCAGCGCAGAAGAGACCCTGTAAGTGAACTACACAACTACTGTGAACACGCAAGAATTCTACATAGATGCTAGGCGACTAAGGGTACTAGGGAAGACGTAACCCTTACCACTACGGCAGAAATGCCGTCACTATCAATCGAAAGAAGGGAATACTATGCAAAAGTTTCTGTGCAAGAACCATGCAGATCGTCAAATTAAGTTTGACGGTCATTCTGTGCCGTCTGGTGCATACTATGGTCAGACCGCAGAGGGATTGCGCTTTATCGCAATCGTCAGAGTGAATCAAATCGGCATGGTTTGGCGTTCTGGTAAAGGTTTGGTTCCGTGGGAGAAATCCTATAATCAGACCGTTGTTGACTTCGTTAAGAGCGAACCTATCGGCGTAAATCCTGAAACCGTCCATTTTGATATGACAGTGAAATCAGAGCGCAAGAAGGCTGGACGCTATGCAGCACGTTTTGCGGGCACTGGGTCTGCTAGTGCAAATCGTAAGAGCAAGAAGGCAGCGAAACACACTAAGGCTTTCCGTACTCGCACTGATTCCTTTACGGCAGAGTATAACAATGCATCCAGCCTAATCTATGGTGAAACTATCGAGATGAACAGACGGCCTCAGAAGGTCTATGGCAAGATTGCAGAGTACATGGATGGTAGCGGTGCTGGAAAAATCTGTGGTGATATGCGTCCTCTTGAGCCTGTTTTCCCTGTACCTTCTGGTAGAAAGGCAAGGTGAATCATGTCAGCAACTGTTTCAAGTGGTCAGAACTTGCGTAAGAGTGAAAAGTTTGCTATAATTGCATCAAAAGGTGGTGCAATTATGGCAGATCGTAACTATGCAACCGAATATCAAAAGCGCATGGAAACGAATAGTCAGCTTGCAATCAAAATTCCCAAAAAGCTTTTTGAGGATTTTTCCGCAAAAATTGAGCAAGAGGGAACAACGAAAAGAGCTGTACTTGTGCAACTGATTGAAGGTTATACCTACAATTCCTAAGAACTTCATACTCCGGCAACAACGTCTTGTAAATTTATCGCAAGGCGTTTTCTTTATGCCTTGCTTTGCATAAATATGCAAATATTATGCGGAATATGCAAAATGAAAATAAAAAAGGAGAACACGATGAAAGAATACGTGATTTTTGTTTCCTGTGAAGAGGATAAGGACCCCAATTTTGGTGGCCGTTATATCCTCTACACAGAAGAGGAAGTGAATACCCTGGGTGGTCTGGACGCTGTTCTTGCCAAATTGAAGGCAGAAGGCGAGATCATCACCGGTATTCAGACTGGTGAACAGTGAAAACACGATAAAAGAGGAGATTTATATTATGAGAGATTACGAAAAACGAGAAGCCGCCTTTTCTGCTTGGAAAATGGCAAAAAAGCCTTTTGATGAGCGGTTGGCAGCAGCGCGATCCGCTTGTGAAAAAGCTCGGTTAGAAGGTGAGAGCGCAGAGGAAGTATCAAAGAAAAAAGAAGCAAAAGCACAAAAGGAAAAAGTGCTTAATGGGCTTCGTAGAAAGCTTGAAGAAGTAGAGGATAAAATCCGAAAGTCAGAAGACTTTCCTTGTGATGAGCTTATTTCAGAGTATGTAGCATTGAACAACAAAATCAATGTTGCAGAAATTTGGGTAACTTCTTTAAAGCCGATTTCTCGATTGGATTTTGCAAATATCGAATATGATGAAGCTTTTGAAGCTTGGTATAAATTCGATAAAGAAAATCCAATGCCGGACTAATCTATCTTTATGCCGTGAAGTTAGTGGGCACGGGGCAGAAAGATCCCACTACCAGCCCAACAGGGTACGCAATAGCGTAATGAATCAATCGTAAGAAAGGATGATTCCATGGCAATTTTAGCAATCGAAAGCGCATTGGATGTTGCAATCATGTTCAATGATACGGATATGATTGCAATCTATGAGGAAGCCCTGGCAGAGTCCGGTGTTGAATACGTCAGCACCGCAAAATGCTGGATTGAATAAGAAAGGATGTTTGTTATGGATTATTTCACCGCAAAAGAAATGTTTGTCCTTGGTATCGTTCTGGGTGCAAGCCTTGTTTTGATTTTCACGCTGATTTTGAAGGGAGAAATGTAAGATGGCAAAAATGAAACTCGATCCTGTTTACCCCGATATTGTCAATCGCTTTCAGTATGTGAAAACGACTAACGCAGACGCTTGGCAGAAATATGTTAAGAATGTCATTGCAGAGAATGAGTACAATGACCTGTTGACCCGGATTGCGTGGGATTTACTCATGTATGTGTATACTTCTGATACGATTTCTGGGTGGTACGATAAGTATAATGTACATGATTCGCATATCACAACGGCAGTCAAAAAGGCTTACATTGAAGTCTTTGGAATGCCGTCAGAATAAAAGATATGTTTTAAGGAGAGTTTGATATGACCGCAAGAGAATATTGCAAGAGCCATCCTGTAACCGCTTATGATAGCAGCTATGGCCGTTGTGGTGGTTTTCAGATTCATGGCGATATCGAATACGGCATTGATGATTACCTTTATGGTATGTCTGGTGCGCTGTGTGAAGATGAGAAATATCATAGTTATCATCACCTGAAAATCATCTATGCACCGTCTGGCAGAGCATATGTCAAGTGTTTCGGTAAACGAATCTATCTTGATGAGTGCATGAGAGTGTAAAGGAGAAACGACAATGAAAAAAGGTCAATGGTTTATGAACGATGAAACCGGTGTTATCACCAACATTCATCGTGAAGCTGTCGAATGGTATCGACAGGGCGCAAATGTCTCAATCTGGATCAACGGCGTTATTGTTTGCTGTTGGGGTCACTGATAAGAAAAGGAGAGTACAAAAAATGAAACTTACTCAGAATAAGCTGTCCGTTATCCTGGCTACTGTTGTGGCTGGTGTTTCCATTCTGGCAAACTGTATGACTGCAAATGCGGCAGAGCCTATGAAAACTCGTCTGGAGAATCGTTATGTCCTGGCCGGTAGCGTGGATGAAATCGAAGTATTCCGCAACGGAATTAAGACCATCCATGTTATCGATGAGAACGGCGAGGAATGGTTATATTCTTATGCAAGCATGGAAGAAACCCCGGCAGATGGTCAGAATGTGACCATGATTATGAACAGCAATGGAACAGAAACCATCTACGATGATACCATTGAGGATGTTCTGTGGGCACGGCCTGATGAAGTGGATGTTGATTGATATTCACAGAATGGTCACGAAAATAAAACGTATTAACGCATTAAAATGCGACGTTAATAAAATCTACATTTTAGTGCTTGACAAAATTAGTGGTATCCTGTATTATGTAGTTAGAAAAGGCAAGTCCGTCATAGGACTTTTATTTTTACCATATAGCTATATAATACAGGATACGATAGGAGGACTATAAAATGGAGCAGAGCTGGAAGCTTTGTGACGATATGGTTGTAAGTGACAATCTTCTGGATGGTATCACGTTTGAAGATCTGATCCTGACAGTGCATTGCAACTGTCCACAAATTACAGAACGGGCTGTAAAAAAAGAACTGAAAGAAATTCTTGCGATTCATATGCAAGATATGGAATTTTTACTCGAAAACAATATCAACAAGATAATTGAGTTAGCAAGTAAAAACAGAGAATAAGGAGATGTGAGTATGAAACGCAATAACTATAATTACGAGAATTTTCACTACACAAGTGATAGCTGCCTGATTCTTATGAGTGAGGTTCGTTATAAGAAAAATGATTTTGGGGAGATGGTTCTTGTACCGGAAGAAACAAAGGAAGAAGTGGTTTCGCCTACGTTTTACACGAACTATATTACAGCAATTCCGTTCTTTGATAATGATTTCTTTGGCCCTCATGCTTCTTGTGAAGCTAAATGGGATAGAACACCGGCAGGAGCTGTGCCTACTGTAATAACGACAATCAATGGCGCAGGTGACGAAAAGATTGTTGCAACATTTACATTCCTTAGCAAAAGTAATCTTTTGAATACTGCTGGTTGGCGTGAAAAGGAAATTGTCAAGAACGCAAAATACTTTCACATTGAAAAAGCTGATGGTGCAGATATGATTTATTTCTACACCGAAAGTGATGGCGATACGTCAGAGGGTATTTTTGACACTAAGAGATCTATTTGGAGGGGATAAACGATGACTGATGTTCAGAAAAAGATGTGGGATGCACTGGTTAAAATGTCTGGTGAGGACGTTGCAAGATTATTTGTAAATTGGTGTGGAGAACAAATTCTGGATGATGATTTCTATAAAAATATGATTGATGAGGGAGTGATTGAAAATGAAGAATGATTTTTACTGGAACAGGAACTATATGACTATTGCAAAAAGTATTAACGAAAAGCACCGTACAAAAATTATAATACATAAAAATTGGCAGTGGTATTTAGCTGAATTTGATTCATTGGAACAACTGCATTTCTTTGAAAACGTAGTTGGATTCAGAACTTGCTATCTTGGAATGGAAAATGGAATCGCAAGATTTTCTTTGAGTCATGAGTTTGAAGAAGAAAAATATTTCTGGAGATTGTCTGAACTTCCAGCTGGTGCAAAACCGATTAAAGCATTATGTAATGGTAGTATTGTTACTTGCTATTTTTTGAATGATGGGAAAATTATTCATTGGTATCGTCCGAATCCTAATGCAAGGAATGTTTATAAACCAATGACGTTGCAACAGCATATTAGGCATCATGAAGTGTTTGGTTCATATTGAAGAACAGGAAAATCAGGAAGGTGAAAACTTTGATTATTGATTCTATTCTTGACCGTAAGGACGGCAAACACTACAGTGCACATGATTTCTATAATGAGGTCAGGAAATATGAGCGTCTAGGTGTTGGTACGCACGGAGAAGATATTTCTATCGCGATGGACTACGGTGACAACCGTGATGTCCAACGTGTTCTGTATCAGTACATCCAGCGCAATGGATACCCGGCAGACATTGAGGACTACATAAGAAGTCAGATTTGGGTAGTGTGAGCAGTAGATGCTAGGTGATTAGCGGTACTAGGGCAGACATAACCGCTACCAGAATGCGAAAACACAAAAATATTAAAAGGAGTGTTAGGTATGAAATATTTGAGTGCAAAAAAGTTTTCAAGGGACGCACATCCATCAATCCATTACACCGGCAGCGTCCGAGGTATGAAAAAGCTTGGATTATGGGGAAAACATGATAAATGTGTTCGTTGTGGTAATTATATTTATAATTTATCTATCTGGATTGGTGGATACGATTTTTGGCATTAAAAGGAGCGATTGATATGGAAACAATGTACGACCGCATTAAGCGAATGGATAAGCATGAGCTTGCTGAGTTTATCTATGTTGTTTATCAAGCTGGTGTTAAAGATGGTGAACAGAATCTTTGTGATTCTCCTGCTGGATTTTTTGGTTGCGGTTACTTCCTTAATGATAATGCAAAAGCATGGATGCCGAATGATAAGCCCGAAGATCTTTATGATACTTTGGATATCTAAAATCATGCTTTTATCGGAGGAGAAATATTATGAAAGTTATCGAGTTTATTAACCGTCTGAACCTGATCGGCTACGACGAGAACACGGAGTTGGTTTTTGGTGTCTATGATGATACGGAGTTTCGTGATTGGCACGAATTGGGAAATCCTGTTTGTTACCGTGGCCTCGATATTATTGATAACAGTGGACCGAAAGATATCATTGCTGTCGATATGGATATGTGATAAAACAGATATTTTACAATGATTGAGGTGATAAATATGACTGAAAAAGATAAGCGTGTTTTGAAGTATGCGATTGATAATTTGATTGCAAGAGAAAATAACTTGTGCGAAGGATCTTGTAAAAACAATCCAGTACATAGAGCAGAACGTGAACGAGATCGTGATTTGATTATCTTTGGCATTCGTGATGTTTTGTGCGAGGTTGAGCGTCTTGAAGAACAAGAGAAAGAGATGCTGGAAAAGGCAAAACATGAAGTGGTTCAGTTTTGATTGAGGTAATAGAAAATGTATACTAGCGAAACTGTAAAACAAGTTACCGATTGGATGATTAACAGTATTTCTGACTGGATGGTCGAAAGTGGAACAAGAAGCACCACAGAAGGTAATTGGATCATCTATATTTACGAGATCACCAGAAAATTCAATGTAACAAAAAACTGGGTTACGGCATTCCGTGACGAGATTGTAGATGCTCTTTATAAACACGAAGCGGTTGCAGATGTGCTCTATGATTTTTCTCCTGATGGCACTGTGGAGGATTTCGACATTGATTTTTATTTAAGTTTTTGTCAGAACCTGAGCGATGAAAATTGAGGTGATAGAAATGGATACTAACATAAACCATCTTAACAGTAGAAAAGAATACATGGAGCTTGTTTATCACAATTCTAGTCCGTTTGATTTTTGGGAAGAAGTGCGAAAATTTCACAAGGAACGTGAGCAGGAGGAAAAAGAACATGACCAACATTGAAAAGAATATTATTCTCGCAGCTCTTTCTTCTTATCGGCGCAAGCTGATGGATCAGAGTGTTTCATTCCTTAGAGCTGGCAATCACGAAGATGCAAAGCAGTCAACGATGGAAGCGGCTAACGTGAATGCGTTGGTGATTAAATTTACAAAAGAAAAGGAGCTTGCAATATGAGAAACCTGTCTAAGCAGAACCGTAAGAAAATTTTTGATTTGATCAAACGCGATTGCACATTTGTTGGCTCTTACGATTTGGAACATTCTGAAGAAAGTGTTTTGACTTATCTCCCGAAGCCCGGCACACAGATTCACAAAGATGTTGAAGAGGTTCGTGTCATAAAGAACCGCAAGACTGGAAACTGGGTTGAATCCGTTGTTGATGTGCGTTGGTATTACGGTATGACTTGCGCTGATGCAGAGATGATTGAACGCAAATATCAGTGCAAATCTAACAAGTGAGGGTGTGGAATATGAATAGCGAAAATAAGATTGTTGTGATCAGTTGGAATGGGAAGTCTTGGGAAATGACACCTGAACAGATTGAGGCGGCATACCGCTACAAGGAACGTCAGTATCGCATTGATGATGCTTATAATCAGCTCGAACTTAATGCAGACTGGATTGAAGAAAAATATGGCTATTCATACAATGAAATTATTGAGTTTTCGGAAGAGTTAGCTGAACGATTTCAGGATGATTTTGATTGCAATGAATCAGAAAATGACGCATGGATTGACCGTATCACAGAAATGTTTAACGCATATGGCAGAAAGGAAAATAACAATGACTGATCCTTGCCGTTATTGCGTGGCACCGGAGCGTTATCCTGGTTGCCACGACCATTGTGAGAAACTGAAAGCCCATCGTGAAAGTGACGAGTATAAGAAGCTGTGCGAGTATAAGAATACATACCTAAAAAGTCACTCAACAGCAAGCTCTTCTCAAATCAATAAAGCGATGCGGTATTTTAAATACAAAGGTTATAGCCTTTACGGATTCAAGAATGTTGGGAGTGTTTGATATGAGAGAAAGATACGATGAAGTATTAGAGGGCTATACCATACTTGAAGATGAATTAAAAGAAAAATCGGAATCTGATCGGTTGATGGAGAGTTCGTATCAAAAGTGGCTTGATACACTTGATGAAAGAGTAAGCGATTCATTAAGAATAATGGATATGGAGGTTTAATAAAAATGAGAGAATTTGAAGGTTTTATTTTTCCTAACGGAAGAATTGTAGCGATTCCTGAAGAGGAATATATGGCAGCTATCGAAGCAGGAAAAGAAATTCTTGTGTTTTGTGGTGGATGGGCTGGTGGATACGCTAGAGCGTTTGGTGCAGATAAGGAACAGGATATTTATGAGCCTGATAAAACTTGTTACATGGTCTATTCGTATGATGTCATGGATAAGACCTTTACACCAGAAGATATGAAGCGGTTCGCTAAAGTGATTGTCACAGATGGTATCCGTGTGTACATGAAAACAGGTGAGTCGGCCAGTGATTATTATTCTGGAACCTTCTGTGACTGTGATACGAAAGACAGGCTCGAAGAACATTACCCTGACACTTGTAGCAACGATATTGAACAATACGATTTCAGTGATTGTCAGACAGTTGATTTTGATATGACGGTTCGTATGCTGGGTGCCGATGATAAAGATTACGAAGGTATGGTAAAGATGCTCAAGGAGATTTTGAGGTGATAAAATGTGGGTTTTAGCTAAATGCCAATATTCAAATGATAACAAGATTGGATATGCTGTATTTTACGATATTGATAAGCTTGGATGTGTAACACTTATGTTCAAAATATATGAAGATACAAATTCTATTGAGTTCTTTTATTGTCTATTAGAAGTGAGCGACCGGCTAGAGAAGAAAACGTGTGAGAATATCTTAAAAGCTTATTTGAAAGAGAAAGGGATTTTTGCGGAGGATTAACTATGTGGGATTTAATGGGTAACAATTATTCAGAAGTATATGGTATTGGATATGCTTTACTGAATGGAATTCCAGCTGGGTTTTATGTGAGTGTCATGTATAAGAATCTTGGAAATGAAATTTACTTCTATTATCTTGATGATGCTCCTTATGGAGAACTCGATGATAATACCAAAAATAAAATTGAGGATATTATCTATGATGACCTTAACAAGCGTCATATTTTTGGGGAGGACTGATTATGTGGGATTTAAGAGAAGTTCATGCACTGCACGATGGTGAAGGTTGGGTTTGGAATGAATCTTTCCATCACAAAAATGTATTCGTGGACGAGAATGAAGATCCGAAGGAAATCTTCTGGCAGGAATGTCAGATGTTCTTCCTTCAGGATTATCTAAGCAAATGTGAAATTGTGGATGTCAACGGTGGCGATATTCTGGAACTTCAGTTGAAAGATTTTGGTGAACCGGTTCTTGCTATGATTTTGGCAGAGTAAGAGTAAAGGAGAATGAACTATGAAAATCGAATCTAAGTATGAAGATATTCTGGAATCTCTTGAATGGGGGATTGTTGGAGAAGATTTAAAAACGATTGATATTGAAAGTTGGTCTCCGGCTGGTGAGAATATTATTCTCACATTAAACACAAATGACATTCCCGGCAGCGCGATGAGCGAATATGAGAATTTCGATGTCGATGATCACGCAGCTGAACTAATTGCAAATCGTGGTGAGAATGGTATCCCAAATTCTGTTTGGGTAATTGCTGAAGACGCATATAAGATTCGAGATATGCTTAAAGAATTGGCATACGCACTTTTATCTGCTGAGTAAAGGAGAATGAACTATGACACGGTTTTATCTTAACGCAGGCGCTCTTGGCCGCTGGATGTACCAGAATAAAGCACAACATACTGGTGCTTACGTTGAGGGTGTTCTGGTTGATAGTTTTGTCGTTGAAACAAAGCGTGGTGTTGCAGCTATCTATGAACACTACCTGAATGAGTGGACAAGCAACTATTATGTTGAGTTCACCGATTATAAGAACGGTTTTAAGAACGGAGAGGTCGATAAGATTTGGTCTGATTGGTACGCTTTTGAAGAAAAGGCAAGTGCATAAGAGGTGAATGGATATGAATTTACTTACGTTTCTTTCTTTAATCACTGATGGTACAAGCGTAGCTCTTTGGGATGACTACAAGGAGCAAAAAATCAAGGATTATTGTAAGCGAGACCAGATTTCAATTTCAGAAGCCAGTCGATACGAAGTATCGTTTTTTACGGCAGATGAAGAAGGTATGATTACGATTTTTGTGCATTAAAAAGATTGATAAAAGGGAGATTTTAGATATGACTAGTCTGTATTGCTATGATAATGAAATCATAAAGTGGACTTACGGCGACAATCTGTACTGCTTACATATCCAGCACGATGACATTGCAGACAATAATCCTCGCTGGTGGGATGACCATGATTCTGTAATGGCTTATTTTCATCCCCGTTACCATCTTGGTGATAAGATTGATGCGAGTACGGCAGAAGATTTTTGGAATAATCTTGTTTACGAGTATTGCTCCGATAAAGAAGTTTTAGATGCACTTTTTAACATGAAATTGGAAGATACTTGTGCCATTGTTGATGAAAATTATAGTGACGAAAAACGATACGCCATCTGTGGTATCGGAACTCTTTTTGATGAAAAAGTTTCTGTAAATCCAATGTATGTTGGTCTGAAGTACAACGAAATTGTTATTTATGTCCATGGTGAATTGTCCATTCGTGATTGTCAGATTCTTCTTGATAAACACATTGCATGGCTTCCTCTTTGGCTGCATGACCATTCTGGCTTGTCTATGGATTGCGATACGCGGTTCAGAGGTTCATGGGATGATAGCAATGTTGGCTGGATTGTGACCGCTATTACGGATGGTTCGGATAATACCAAAAATAAAGCAGAACGAATCATGCGTGATGAGGTAAAGGAATATAGTGACTATCTTTCTGGTGAGAATTATGGTTATACGCTTTATCGAGAAGAACATGGAGAATGGAAGGAGATTGACAGAGCATTTGGATTTATCGGTTCCGACGTGCTTGAAAACGGTATCACATATAGCGCTGGTTGTGGTCTTGAAAAAGCATTAAAGGAAGATCGGTGCCGTATTGGTGATGCAGAGAAGGTTGTAACGGTTACTTATAACTTTGATAAATGTTGAATTTTAGGAGGAAAATAAAATGGATGACAACATGATGGAACGTCAGATTGCTGATTATATGGTAAAATACGGCACTGAGAATACAAACTATGGCACATGGGTGTTTGAGGTCGATGAACTGGCGAAAAAGTTCAATATTACAGAGAAATGGATTCAGGAACATGAAGACGGTATTATGTCTGAGCTGTATCTCAGAGAAGAAGTAGCTGACGTTGAACGTGAATTAAGCGGCAATGATATGACTATCACACTTTTTGATGTGGATTTCTACACCGACTATTGCCCTAACTACATTGAAGACGAACAGGAAAAAGATGATGGTGTAGATCAATATTGGTTTGCACCAACGTGTTGGTGTACTGATGATGTTATCGATGCAGCAAAACGGAACGGGATTGTGTTGACTCCGCAACAGGCTGAACAGTGGTGGCAGAAGAACGAAAAGTGGTTCAAGGATACTCTTACTGAATACGGTAATGAGATTCTTTTCAATGCGAATTTTAGTGAGGTGTAAAAGGAGAGTTTTATTATGGCTATCGTAAATGGATTTGATACTCAGAAACTGCGGTATATCCTCTTTGGTGATAAAGGCTATGAGATATACAAGGAAAATGATTTTTACTACCTAAGTAATGGATATGTTCTTGTAAAATGCGATTTTGATGTTATCGCTAAAATACTGTCAGATTTGCCAGAATTGAAGATTCCTAATAATGGATATGGTTATAAGTATGATGAGAAAGATGGTTGGTCTGATTCTGATATTACAATGCTCCACAAATATTTTGAATACGTAAATCCTAGTCATTGTTCATATTGGGAAAAATTTCATGATGTAAAAGAGTTTAGACGAATTCAGCACAAAGAAATCAGAGGTTGTTGTGAATATAGTTATCCGTGTATCGTTTGCGAGATGGACAATAAAAATAAGGCTTTACTAAATGAGAAGTATACAAATATTCTAGCAAAAGCGAAAAAGTGGGGTTGGTTTGCAGAGTGCAAGGATAGTTTGAGCTGTGTTCACTTTATGAATAAACAGAACACTCTTGAAGCATGGATTTGCCCGATTCGTTACAAAGAAGGTGCTATCTAATGTTCTATCATCTTGAATATTCCGTTAGGCACTTTATGTATGGCGATACATACAGAGGGCATAAAATCTATCCCACAAAAGAACTGCGTGATGCGGAACTTAACTGGATGAAAACGTGTTACAGCAAGCCGACAGAGCTTGTCTATGCAACGTATGAAACCGAAACATTTAATGAAGACAAGATAATAATATGAAGGAGAATGAATATGACAAAATTTGAGAAACAGACGGTTATTAACGCATTGCATTTTTATAGCGAATATTGTTGCAACCACAGTGAAAAATCTGCGAATATGATAGCACAGAAATGTACGGCTGAAGGATTGCTTTATATGTTTCAATCTATTCTGGATGAAAAGGCAGGAAGTGTAAAAATCTAAATAGAATCGAGGTTTTAAAAATGATTACGGTTGTTTATGACGATACGATGTGTAATGGTCCTTACAGTGTAGAGCACAAAACAATGGAAGAAGCGGTAGAGTCTGTTAACAATGATTTTGAAAGTCTGATGAAAGAACTGCGAGATGAAGGCTATGAACCTGAATGGATTCGTGACGGCCATCATATGCTTGAGGTTTATGTTCCGAATACGTCTATTAACGCATGGTGGGATTTTGAGTAAGGAGAATTAAAAATGGATACTACAAAATGTGTTGACTGCTGCTATCTCGGTGATAAATATAGTTTTCCACTTCCAAATAATAAAACAGATATTGATGACAAGAACCCGTTTCTAAAACACTACTATTGTTGCTGTGTGGATTCCGATAAGTACGAGTGTGATGTTACAAACGATAAAATTTTGAATTGTTGTTGTTTTGAGGAGATTTAAAAATGAAAATTAAACTTGAAATTGAAAACGACTATGGGCTCTTTAAAGCAAACAATAATGAAGAGCCGGATCGCCTGAAAATTTATGATAGTGACGGACAGTATATGGAATATATCGATGTAAGCGATGTTATTACAGAAGGAATGGATGACCTTTATTTTGCCACAACAAATAAAGACGCTCATTATGTTGCCTTCCGGCTCGCAAGACTGCTTTACAACCAAGGGGCTGAGATTGTAGGCGTTGTTGATAATGCAGATTTCGGCCACCTCTATGAATTGTATGGGGAAGAATTTGTGAATCGTATCGGAAATTGTGCTTTGGTATTTAAGGAGGTTTAAAAATGGATATCAACGAAATTAAGATGTTTGAGCAGAAGATGATTGATAGTGCATTTATTGATGCTGTTGATTATGATCCAAAGGTGGCTGCACGAGCTGTAGGAGCACGCAAGATGAAAATGAAGGGCGTATGCTCCTTTAACGAGTACATTGGATATTTGCAGACAATCACTGGCAATGCAAAGTTATTCTGGAAGTATCAGTTTTGAGGTGAAAAATATGGTTCTGAAACTTGAATTCACGGATGGTCACGAGCCATGGATATCGTTTCCAATGAATAGAGAAGAGGCCCTAAAACTGTGGAATAGTCTGAGTAAGATGCCAACGGTACGACCAGAGTTTCGGTTTGGCAAATTAAAGTGTCGCTGTGATTGTCTTGGCAACTGGTATGTTGCTCAGTGGTTTGATGGAATGCATAAGAGTAAGACATTCAGATATCTTGCCAACGCCTTGAAATACATGGAAAAAAGAAATGGCTTGATGAATAGATTGTGAGGACAAAATGTTTGCACTTATCAATATTTATATTGCAAAAGGTGAGAATTCATTTCTCCCAGAAGTTGTTTATAAAAAGGGTTTCAATACGATTCTTGAGGCAGAAAATGAAATGAACAAACAAGTGGACGATATTCTTGTAAATCATTATTGTAGATATTATGAAGATGAAAACGGTGAACAGAATTTTAGTGTTTTGCGATTAAAAGGTGATATTCGTATTGATGCTTATGACATATACGATTGGTGGAAAATCGTAGAGATTTGATAAAACAGTTTTGAGGTGACGATTATGAGTGAATTTGAAAATCATGTTTTTGATGTTTGGAATCGTTTTGTGAGGAATCTGCCTTGTTATCCAGAAGAAGGTTGTGAACGCTGGTGTGATGGTGAGAACATTCTATGCAAAACAAACGAAGATGCTCAGAGTGTTGCTGATTATATTGATGAAAAGGCTGGAGCGTCAGTATCTGCTACTGGTTTTTATGACCCAGAAGAAGATAAACGAATGGGGTGTGTAGACAAGTACACCGGTTGGTATTACGTCACGATTTGATAAAACAGTTCTTCTAAGGAGAAAAAATAATATGAATGAGAAGCGATTTGCAATCGATACACCCATCGGAAGGATTGTTGCAGAAGGTTTTGTAGAGCCATATCCTGAGATTGTGATTTACCTTAAAAGAAATGATGGCGAAACAATTAACCTGTCCAGTATCAATTACGAAAGTTGTGGTGATATTGAAAGTTATTTTTGGATGGATGTGTTCAGTGATGAGTACACGAATCATAAGAGCTGGCCGTTTGAAGATTTGACCGCAGATTTTTCTTAATAAATATAAAGGAGTAAAACAAAATGACTACCAACAATCCTATGACCGTAATAACCTCAAAGTCCTTTGGCGCACTGAATGTGGATGTGTACCAGAATGACAAGCACCAGTATTACATGACTCGTGAACAGATTGGTGCGGCGCTAGAGTACAATAATCCTAATAAGGCAATTCAAAACATCCATGTTAAGAATACGGATCGTCTTGACCCTCTTTCAACATTCCTCAAACTGAGGAAAGTTGAGGGCGGAATCACGAAGGAACGTGAATATATTGTTTACAGTTTGCGTGGTGTTATGGAAATCTGCCGTCTGTCACGTCAGCCGAAAGCAGATGCGTTCATGGATTTCTGCTGGGACATTATGGAATCTCTGATGCGTGGTGATTCTGTTTTGGCTACTCCTAAAATGGATGCTGCACTGAGCAAAGAATTCATTGATGTAAGACTTCACGCTCTGTTTGATAGTATGAAGAACCTTCAGAACGAACTTAATTCCACCCGTAAGGATCTCAGTGAACAGATTGAGGAGGCTCGCGCCACCAGCAATAAAGCGCTGAATGTGATTAGCAGCGTATCTCAGTGTGTCCATCAGATTAAGGACAAGCAGATGGACGATGCGATTCGTTCCACTAGAAACTTCACTCCTCGTAAGGATGTGATGAGCGACTGGCGTAAGAAGATGTATGAACGTATCAATGTGATTGCCGCAATCAATGAAATGAAGGTACAGGATGTATTCCGTGATATTTACGAATATATGAATCGTGTCTATACCTTCGTTATTGAGGAAGAGCGCAGAAAGTATTGTGCAAGAACCGGTCGCACTGGTCACATTCCTACAATTGATGTGGTCGAAGCAAGTACGATGTATAAGTCCATCTTTGGTGCCTTGGTTGAAGATTCGTATACTGAAGCAATCAATAAGAAGAAGGAAGAAGCTGTTGAACAGAAGGCTCTGCCTGAAGCCAAAGTTGTTGAAGCAGCTCCTGAAGTGGATGTTTGTGTTGCTCCTGTGATTGATGTAGAAGCCAAGGAAGTTGAACCTGAGCCGGTTGTAGAGGAGAAGCCTAAGAAGCAGACTGAGACGGCAAAGATTCTTTTCCCTATTATGCTTCCTCTGGCAGAAAAGCTTGGTGATAAGCCGCAGTACAAGCACACTTACACTCTGATTTATGAGCGTATTGGCTATAAGAAAATGAGTAATTTGTTTGTGGCTTACGAAAAGGCACACGGTAAGGCACCGCATCCGAAGACTAAGGTGTTTATCGAAAATGAAAAGAATCTCGCGCTGTTTAAGAAGACTGTGAAGCAGCTGATGAAAGAACAGGAGAATCAGTAAATGTACGTAATATCGAATGGTCACAACTATATTATGAAACGGAAGGGAGGTCGAATCTGTGCCACCTGTGATATCAATCTGGCATTGCAGTTTGAATCCAAGGGACTGGCAATCTGTGAAATCAACAAGCTTCCCGCCGGGTATAAGAACGGACGCTATGCACCGAAATCTATGGATGAAGCTACCATTGCAGGCAAGAGTCCGAATATAACGGCTCCGGTTGTAAAGTCAAATACATACGCATTTCACATGGAAGATTCTGAATGGCTGGCGGAACTTAAAAAGAATTTGGTTATCACAGATAAAACCATGTGTAATCTGAAAGAGATGTATTCAAAAGTGTACGGTGATTTGACTGCCGCAAGTGATGAGATTGATGACCTTGAGCACGCTATTGAGTTTAAAACTGTAAACGCAGCGCAAGGCTATCAGCTTATGGCAGAACTTAAAAAGGCTCGCCGGAAGCGTAGAGAAGCTAAGGACGCAAAGCTTTTGCTTGAAATCGTTATGAATACAGAAACAAGAGAATGGGGAGATGGCAAGCTAGAGACTGCTATTGAACAGCTTGGCACTCGTCAGTTTACTCCGAAAGTTCGTAATGATCTATTTGAAAAGAATTGAGGTACATAAAAATGCCTACTATCAGAGGAAACGGACACTGTAAGGTTTGTGGTGCTCCGGCTACTGTAAATCATGAGTATTGTGATCATTGCCGCAGGATAGTAAGAATCGAAGCGCGACAGGCTTATGAAAGAAAGAGACGAGAACAGGAACGAAGCAAAAAGCCAATCTTGACATTCAGCGATGTTATTAAACTTGCGGATGCCGAGGGATTGTCTTACGGAAAATACTGTTTGAAGTATGGAATTTGAGGTGAATGTAATGAACGCACTTGAGAATGAAAAGGAAAACGAGAATACTGTTGCTTTTGATTTTTCTGAATATGATTCTTCCAAGGAAGAAAAACACCAGAAAGTAATCAAAAGGAATTATAACTTGACTCGGATTGAAGCGAATCATGGAACGGTTCAGCCGATTAAAGATAAAGAAGATATTAAACGTGTTTCAGAATATTTCTGGATTAAACGTCAATATCGTAACTGGTGTCTATTCAATGTTGGATGCTGTACAGGATTTAGAGCAAGCGATTTGCTTCGCTTAAAGGTTTCTGATGTAGCAGTAACAGATATGAATGGAAATGTTGTGGTGAACCTTAACGCAAAACTTCGCGTCAAAGAAAAGAAAACAAAGAAGTATCGCATTCTTAAAGTTCCAGTTCCGGCGCTAAAATGTATTCAAACTTACATCAATGTTGACGGGTTATCTTATGATGATTGGCTTTTCCCGTCTCGGCAAGGTAGTTGGAAAAGCTCTATGAGAACAAACGGTGGAACGAGCGTAAGTAAGTCTGATGTGTTCCGTAAGTACGATGCAAATCCAAAAGAGACGGGAGATCCGCTTGATGTGGATTCTTTTGGTAGGATTATGCGTCAAGTCGGTAAGGAATTAAATCTTCCTATCCAGCTTGGTTCTCATAGTTGTCGTAAAACCTTCGGATATCAGTTTATTGCATCTCATCCAAATGATATAAAAGCCTTGGCCTGGTTACAGCATAGTCTTAATCATAGTAGTCAGGCAATTACGCTTCGCTACATTGGTCTGGATGAAGAAGTGGATGATGAATACTACTCTGGGATTGATTATGGCGTGGACTGCCATGAAAACTCTTGAGGTGTGCTATGGCTGATACTTATATTAAAATCTGGGATACTTATGAGAGCTACTTCGAACCCCTTAGTGCTGCTGAGGTGGGGCGTCTGGTACTGGCGATGATGAAATACAAATCGTCTGGAACGGAGCCTGAGCTCAACGGAAATGAGCGGTATGTGTGGCCTGCTATCAAGAGAGATTTAATTAAAGATGCCGAATACATCGAAGGTAAGCGCATTTCTGGAAAGGCTGGCGGTGAAAGCAAGCGCAAGCAAAACGAAGCAAACGCAAGCAAAGCCAAGCTAGAGAAAGAAAAAGAGAAAGAAAAAGATAAGATATCGTCTTCGTCTTGTGATGAGACGACAACGACGAAACCTATCGAGGATGTTTTCCGAGAGAATATCGGGAAACTTGGTGCTACTGGTCAAAAGGCTTTAGCAGAATATGTTGAGCGCATGGGTGACGAACTTGTGCTTGCTGTAATTGGTAAGTGTTCTGATCTCGGCGGTAGCACATGGGCTTATGTGCGAAAAGCTCTGGATGAAGCAGAATCTCTTGGTTGTAAGACTGCTGATGATTATCGCCGGGCTTGTCCAATAGGGAGCGGTCGTAACACAAGAGTGACTAGGGAGATGCCTAGCTGTGGTGATTGGCTGAAGAACGCAACGCATAGACGTCAGCTGATAAAAAAAGACGCTTAAAAGTAATATTTTAGGAGGAGCTTATGGGTAATTGGTACAAAGTATCAGGTCAATACGATGACGGTTGTAAGGTGTATAAGAAAGACTATATCGTCTTTGCAGAGTCCAGCTCTGATGCAGAACAAAAGATTTTTCACTTGAAATTGCCGTATGATTGTTCTTTTTTCCCTTGCACGGTAACTCAGTTGATTAAAAATATTATTTATGAATTTTAATAAAAGAGTGATTTTAGGAGCGTGATTATGTGAATGAAGATATCGTTTTGCGAGGCGATGAAGCAAAGCAGTTTGTGTATAATCTGCATCATCCCAATGTTGCTAAAATAGTGGAAGAAAATAGACGACGGGATAAGGCACTTGATGAAGTGAGATATCAGGAAACAGATGATGGTTTTACGTTTGACATCGATAAAAGTAAATTGGAGACTAACTATTAAAAGTCAAGCCCCAAAATGAAAAAATCCCCTAAAATCCGTCAACCATTCGCTGCCCATGACAAACAGCATTCAAATGCTGGTCTTGGGACAGCGAGGGCGACGGAGAGAATAGCAAAGCAAGCCCAGCTAACCCTCGCAAAAACAGGATAGCATTTGAATGCTTCGGTTTGTCAAGGGTTCGCTGCGCCAGCTAAGTTGTTCTTGGATTTCGCTCAGGCTCTGGAGAAAATCAAGCAGCCGTAAGATACGCTTTTCCAGACTTTTGCAAGGCATAGATCAGCCGCACGAGTTTCTTCATGGCATGGGACAGGGCAACATTGTAGTGTTTTCCTTCAGAACGTTTCTTGGCAAGGTATTCAGCAAAGACGGGATTCCAGTGGCAGACGTACTTGGTTGCGTTGTAGAGAGCGTATCGCAGATAGCGAGAACCGCGTTTTTCCATGTGAGCATAGCAGTTTGTGAGTTTGCCTGACTGGTATGTAGACGGAGAGCAGCCAGCGTAAGCAAGGACTTTGTCAGGAGAATCAAAGTTGGAGAAATCGCCGATTTCAGCAAGAATCATGGCAGCGGAATGAACACCCATTCCGGGAATAGAAAGAATCGGTGGATGCAATTCATCCATGATTTGCTGAATCGAATCTTCAATTTCATCAATCTCGGAGGTGAGTTCCTTAATGAGTTTAATGGTGTGCTTCAATTCTAGAGATTTGGCAGACATGACAGAACCAATGGAAGTTCTGGCGGCCTCTCGAATCTGGATGGCCTTTTCTTTTTCGTAGCGTCCCTTGGACGCTGTTGCAAGAAGATTTGTCAGCTTGGTGAGATGAATTTCTGAAATCTGTTTTGCACCGGGATATTCACTGAGGAGCGCATAAACCGAAGCAATATGGAGAGAGGTAACGAGCTTCTCCAGTTCTGGAAACAGAATCGTGACCAGTCTGGACACTGACTGCTTCAGCTTGGCTCTTTCACGAACCTTATCGAATCGGTATCTTGTTAGTGACTTTAACTCTTCGTTGTGGTATGCTGTATCCGTGTAGGACTTGAGGTCTACATCGGACAATAGCATAGTTGCAATCGTTCT